GAGATGCAGTGAAACGAGCACTATCCGATTCAGTAGCAGCTGAGGACGAGCGCATAGCCCGGCTAGTGAGAGGAGAGATCAAACGACAAGGCGGGGCAGTTGAGGTAGCACGCGCTGTCGGATGGCGCTGGGGGACATTGCAGGCACGACTTGACCGCGGCACAGTCTGGACGCTAGGAGAACTGAAAGCGCTGGCCGAGCATGAAGTACTGTCTGTACCGACAATGCGAGCGATAGGAATGACGAGAGGTAGTTATAGAACTGTGGTATCCGAAGAACTCAAGATTCGCCACACAATCTAACCGACTCAACCACGCCCCGGTCATCCAGCCGGGGCAGAAAGGTACCCGCATGAGCATGTTCTCCTCCACCACTATTACTCGCCTACTTGATAGTGGAGTGCTCACCATTTCGCCGCTATCGGCCGGCGCTATCCAGCCCGCATCTGTCGAGATGCACCTGCATCGTGACGTCATTCGCGACGTCGGACTGCCCACTGAGCGCCACGATGAGCGGATCACGGACACGGTTCTTCTCAGGCCCGGGGAGTTCGCATTGGCCCGGACGACGGAAATGGTCGGTATTCCCGCGCATCTTGTTGCCCGTGTCGAAGGGAAATCATCCTGGGCGCGGCGTGGACTCCTTGTGCACATCACGGCCGGCTTCATTGACCCAGGTTTCTACGGCACGATCACGCTGGAGCTCTGCAATCTCGCGGCACACCCGCTGGAGCTCCCTGTTGGATGCGCCATTGCCCAGCTGTCGATTCTGGAGCTCGACACGCCCCCCATCGTCCCTTACGGAGACGAAACCCTTGGCTCCCACTACCAGCATCAAGTTGCCACCACAACCGCTCCGAACATTGCAGAAAGGTAACATTTTCATGTCTTCTAGGAAGAATAACTCGGCCGAAATTCCAGAAAAGCTGAAGCATTTCGGGAATGCGAAGATCAAAAAATTGGGGGTGGGTCCGGGGGATTATATCAGTATTGATGGATCGGACATCCCCGACCACGTCGAGGAGATTATTCTCGACGGTTCTGGGAGCGCGAGGGTGGATATTTCGGGCTGGGACGGGCAGCTCTGCATTCTCGGTGAGCTCTACGCGAACGTCGAGGGTGTGTCGGATGTCTATCTCAATATTAAGGGTTACACTTTTGCCCGAGTCGAGAATTGTGCTCGGGTCAAGGTCGTGTCGAATACGATGGTGGAAGCCTGGCACTGTGGCAACATCGAGTTGTTCGATAGTGCGCTCGCGGAGGTGTGGCAATGTGATGAAGTCCTTGCTTACAACAGATCGAACGTGCAAGTGGCGAAGCACTCGAAAGTGGCTCTGTTCGACCGAGCGACAGGAAAGTTCTACCAAGGCTCTGTTGGAGTGCTCATGGATTCCTCGTACGTGACCGCCTACTCGGACGCGCAGATCAAGTCGCTATCAGGGCTCGCCTCGGTTGTCTACGAGAGTACCGTGAAAGTCTCTGGAGAGGGGCGGTTCCGCTGCATCGGGACTGAGGATGACGAGGCTTCTGTCTTTCACGCCACTCGCGAGGCCCTAATCAGGAACGCCACCCCGGCGGACCTATTCCTGGATGAGTTCCTCGTGTACAAGACGGCGGACGCTGACGGGAACTCCGGAGGGCTCTACGACAAGCGCACTCACTGGGAGTCCGGAACTACGGTGACGATCCCGGAAACGGATCGGAACCCCAAGAACCCCTGGCTGTTCTTCTCGCCGACACTGGGTCATGCGATCAAGCGGGGCGAGGATTACTCTGACGACTTCCGTGTATTCCTTGTGAGAATTCACATCAACGAAGTCAAGAAGAGGTCCATCTTCTGCCTGACTGACATGTCCGAGATCGAGGCCTGGAAGGGCGAGGTCTTGACGGAGGTGAAGCATCCCACCGACCAGCTCTTCAGTGTGAATTGAATCTCACGCTTGTGGTGGCCGGAACCGCCCGACCCTTCGGGGTCGGGCGGTTCTGCTCTCTAGTTGCTGAAAAACCCAGCCGAGTTGGGAGCCCAAACCCCGCGAAAAACTTCGGCCTCGCGGGGTGATTTCCTCCCTTGACACGGGAGACGAAACCTCGTAGGGTGGGAGCACCTACAGGAAGGATTTCCTATGAAACGATACGATGTCTGGTTCGACAAGATCAACGAGGTCGCCTGGTCCTTCAAATCGCTACCGAACGCCCTCGATGCTGCGATCCGGGGGCCCTACCTGGTCACCGAACGTGTCCATATCGGGGACCCTCGACTGGAGTTTGTAGAGGACTTGGCTGAAACGATTTCCAACGATCCCGTGATGAGCCAGCTCATCAGGGAAGCTCAGATCGCGATCGAGGAGGCTGAGGCTCTTGACTTCTACCGCAGCCATTGATCGAGCTCGCCTTCTCCTGACCGCACGATCCGAGCGGGACAAGCAGCACCGTGTCGGGCCTTCGGGTCTCGGCAAGTGCTGTGATCTTTGTCTCGGCGAGGATTTAATGGGTATCAAGCGCCCTGGTGAGAACGAGAAGACGCCTATCGCCCCGCTGCTCGGGACGGCCTTTCATCTGCTGTGCGAGAAGCGCAGTCACGACATGGAGCGGGAGGCCGAAGTCCTCGTGGAGCAGCCGGTCCATGTCGGCGATGTCGGGGGCTACGGCCCGATCAAGGGGACGCTCGACAGGTTCGACATCGAGGGGGCGGAGGTGATGGACTGGAAGCTCGTTTCCTTGAAGAAGCGAGATGTGTTCCAGCGGTTGTACCGCAAGGCCACTCGGGACGGTTTCGACTCCATCGTCGAGGACTACGGGGCAGCGCAGTTCCTTCAGTACTACATCCAGCTCTGCCTGTACGGGAAGGGTATGGAAGACCTGGGCTACGAAGTGGGCACTGTCACGTTGCTGCTTCTGCCTCGGGACGCCACAGTTCATGTGGTCGAGTCTGAGCTCACCGCCCTGTCGATGCTCTACGACAGGGACCTCGCCATCTACGCTCTGGGGCGCGCGGGCCTGATCTACAAGAGGGCCAAAGAGAGTGACGATCTGATTACAACTCTTGACAGTGCGCCCGAATGCCTCTACTGTAGTAAGTACCGACCGATCCACTACATGAAAGGTTGAGATGCGTCACGCACGACAGAACCGCCAACGTCCCGACAAAGACGACTGGCTTCTCATGATCGGTGAGGGCATCGTCATCGGAAGCATCATCTTCGTCGGGGTAGTCACTCTGATCCTTGGAACCGTCATCTTTGGGAGCTGAAAACGGATGTCAACATTCAATGACCTGTTCAAGAAGTCGGGGCTGAGGGAGGTGCAGCCCGAGGACCTCTCCACGTTCTCGCTGCTCCTGTTCGGCCTGGCCGGTACAGGCAAGAGTTCGCTCGCCGCCACGGCCTCGAAGTGCGAGGACCTGGCACCCGTGCTGTACATTGACTTCGAGAACGGCACCATGCCGCTGGGCCAGTGGGGCGACCTCGACAAGACGACCATTGTCCACTGCGACTCGTGGAACGACTGCGTCAAGCTCTTCGAGAACGTGATCAAGCCCTCGATCGACAAGGGCGAGTTCCCGTTCAAAACCGTGGTGATCGACACGCTCGATCAGCTCCAGGAGCTTGTGGTCAACCATTTCCAGACCATCAACCCGAAGGACACCTTCGCCGCTTGGGCTGCCGCATATGAGGCACCGCGCTCCATCATCAAGGCCCTGTCGGATGCCAAGGGCGTGTCGTTCATCGCAATCACGCACGCGGAGCGGGAGACCAACGAGGTCACCGGTGCTACGCTCGTGAGCCCTTCATTCGAGGGTAAGAAGTCCATCCGCAAACTCCCATCCATGTTCGACTTCGTCGGGTACATGTCCTGGGTTGACACGCAGGACGAGAACGGGGAGGATGTCCTTGTGCCTGCGCTGTTCACTCAGGAGAAGTCCGCACTGACCAAGCAGCGCATCACCGGGTTCCCCGAGGCTATCGGGAACCCGACCATGTCGAAGTTCTACGGCTTCATCAAGCAAGCTCTGAACAAGACGAACTGACCGACAACAACAGAAAGAGAACCATCATGCTGTCTATCAACCTCTCCGACATGGACGTCGCCCGCGAGGGTGGTGCCTTCGAGCTCATCAAGCCTGGCAAGCACCACGCCTACGTCTCCAGTGTCGAGGTCACTGAGTCCAAGTCCAGCGGGAAGCCGATGCTCGTCGTTGAGTGGACCGTTGACGGGGACGACGCCGAGGCAGGCAAGACTGTGATCGATCGCACGGTCTTCACCATCAAGAGCAAGCGTACCGGCAAGGAGCAGATTCACTTCAACCTGCCTAAGTACTTCGGTGCTGCTGGTCAGTGGCCGAGCAACCCGGCTGAGCTCAAGGCCAAGCTCTCCCCCGCGCAGATCGACAGCACCGTGCAGGCTGTCGAGGAGGGCCTGGAGGGTGTTGGGGCCACGCTCGATATCGCCGTGGACGAGGGTCGCAAGCGGTTCGACCAGAACGGTCAGCCCGTCTACAAGACGGACGAGAATGGGGAGCCTCTCACTGACGAGAGCGGGAACTTCATCCAGGACACCTGGAACCCGTCCAACTCGGTGAAGCGTCTGAGCTTCGACCCGAAGAAGACGTCCTCCGCCAAGATCACGCTCATGTAACGATCGCCTGATACGCTAGCAGCCCTCGACAAAACAGTTGGGGGCTGCTAGCGTTATTGGTAACAGAGAACCGCTTCAGCGAATCGAGGTTAATCTTGTGAGTCAGATACAACAGTTCTTCGAGCGTGTCCTCCCGGATGACGAGGGGTGGGTACCCATCATGAGCTTGGGCCCCGGCGGTGGGCTGTCCCGATGCCAGTGGTACCACTGGCCCACGGAGGCCGAGAAGTTGTGCGAGTGCGTCGAGGGCATGTCCGACAAGGATGTCTACTGGTCTCCCATGCTCTTCAGTCGCCCATCTACTCTGTCGGCCTCACGTCATGCGACGAAGAGCAACGTGAAGCGGCTGGCCTGCGTTTACGCCGATCTGGATGGTCTTCATCCGGACGACCTGTTCCTGAAACCGACCGTGCTCGTGAAGTCCAGTCCCGAGCACTACCACGCCTACTGGCGGCTGTCGGACTACCGCGAACTGGAGAACCTCGACATCGAGCAGCTCAACCGGGGGGTATACCAGACGCATGCCGACACGGGTGTGGACCGTGGGTGGCCGTTGGCGAAGAAGCTTCGCGTGCCCGGGACCATGAACACGAAGCCGAAGTACGGGCTTCCGGTCCCCGTGTCCGTCGAGTTCAACGAGAAGGACTCGTACACGTTCAAGGAGTTCACTGCGGAGTACTCTCCGGCATCGACCCCGAAGGTTGAACTCCTTATGGATATGCCTGAGATTGATCCGGATAGCGCTCTCGCGATCGTCAACGGCACGGAGGACAACCGGATTATTGCGCTGTATGCGGATGACCCGTCGCCCATGGACGACTGGTCGGCTCTCATGTACTCCCTTGAGTGCTCTTTGTTCGAGGTGGGCCTCGACCTGGCTTCTGTTTTCACTGTTGTGCAGGACGCAGGCTGCAATAAGTACAAGAGGGATGGGCGTCCAGATAGTGATCTGTGGGTTCAGATTCAGCGCGACAGGGCCCGTTGGGAGGACGACCAGAAGCTCCAGGCCGAGCTCACTGATACGGTCGCCATCGAGGCGATCAGCGGATTGGAATTCTCCCTCCCGCAGATGCAGGATGAGCGGGATGGCTTGTTCTGGAGTAAGGTGCGCCTACTCAACAAATATGATAAGCCGGTAAATGACACGGTGGTGGACTCTCTAGCTCAGTATATGAGCGAGATGTCGTCGCGCACATCCACCCAGTTCAACTATGCGGCGGCTCTGTCGATCCTCTCAGCGGTACTCGGATCGGACATCCGAGTCCGCACCTCGTTCGGCAGGCTGAGCTGCAACCTCTACACGATGCTTCTGGGGCGCACGACTCAGGATAAGAAGTCCACGACAGCGGGTTACGTGAAGCACTTCCTCCGCCGTGTCGGCGCTGAGTTCAACACGGAGTTCATCGGCCCGGAGGACCACACACCTGAGGCACTGGCCCAGTACTGCGGGGAGAGGCCCGGGGAGTCCGTACTCGTGATCCTCGACGAGGTGCAGGACTTGTTCGCCCGTGCCGTGCGCAGAGGATCGTATATGGACGGCGAGATCGGGTTCCTCACAAAGGCATACGACGGGTACATCCCCTCACTCGCCCGTAAGCAGAAGGAGAGCAAGTACCGCAAGGAGACGCCATTCTCCCTGTCGATCCTGTGCATGGGGATTCTCGACCAGGCTGCTGGGAACCTAAAAGTCGAGAAGATCGCCTCCGGATTCATTCCCCGGTGCCTGCCTGTGCTGCCCGAGGATATGGAGTTCGATCCGACAAAGGCAATGAACGATTTCACCGTTCTGTCGAATTCGGATGACGAGACCCTCAGGCGTCAGGACAACGCTTTCAACCTGAATCTGCGTCTTTTGACACTCGCCAAGCACTATTGGCACCAGGAGCGGGAGTCTCTGGAGCCTTTCACGGTGGAGGGTGAGGACGCTCGGGCGCTCATTGCCTTTGACAAGAAGGCCCTGGACCGCATCAAGGATGCGGGCAACAAGTGCGCGGTCCTAGCCGACAGGCACCCGCTGTACCGCGAGTACCTGACTCCATGTGCGATGCGCCTTGGCCTGTCGATCCTCCGTATGGCCGCCCTGATCGCCGCTGCCGAGCAGCAGCACATGGTTCAGATGCGGCACGCGGTGAAGGCGATCGAGATGGCGGAGATTCACCTCAAGGCCTTCGAGGTCTTTGTCGCGTACGCCGCGGATTCTGACATAAGTCGCGACGTCTCCCAGATCGAGGCCTATCTGGCAACCCGCCCCAACCAGACCGCTACGAAGGATGAGGTTCTGGGCTACCTCCTCAGACGGATCGACAGCACCAGGCGGGCGGATGAGATCGTGGATGCTGGTATGCGCATGGGGCGTCTCAAGACGAACGTCATGAAGTCGAAGGGGAAGAGGATCACCTTGATCGCCTTGAGGCAACGAGATCGGGACTGAACACGAAGAACCCCGGGTTGCGACCCGGGGTTCTCTCTGTGTACTATACATATGTACCGACCAGTGAGGAGAGAACCGTGCAGATACTGGTACCAGATGTCAACAGCCTGACGGGAGAACAGTTCACCGCGCTCCAGCAGGCAAAAAAGGAGGCGGGCATTGAGGGCCCGATCGAGGTCACCGATCAGTCCACGCCAGGCAACAGGTTCACCGTGGGAGCTTTTGGGGCTCCGGGCACGTGGGCGCTCGACCAGCTCGACAGGGCGGCGAGGACTGAGGGTCGCTCGCAAAACTCCTACGGGTTCGAGAATATCTTCGATGGGACCGAACTCCATTTGGACATCGAGACCTACTCAACTGTCGATCTGAAGAAGAACACTGTCTATCGATACGTCGAGGATGAACACTGGGTGATCCTCGTTTGTTCATGGTGTGTAGGTCAAGGGGACATCCACACCGCGTTTGGGCATGAAGAGATCGAGGCGATCCCGGGGCTGTTCGATCCTACAGTGAAGAAGATCGCCCACAACAGCGACTTCGAGCGGATCAACTTCAGCGCGCTGAAGGGTCTCCCTGTCGGCACGTACATCGACCCCGAGGAGTACATCGACACGGCCGTGCTTGCCTCGCTGTGGGGCTATCCCCGATCCCTGAAGGGCTTCTGCAAGGCCGTGGGTGGTGAGGCCAAGGACGAGGCCGGCGGACGGCTCATCAATATGTTCTCCGTGCCCAACCGAAAGGGCGGGAGGACGCTACCCGAGGAGCGCCCCGCGGACTGGGCAGCCTACGTCGAGTACAACCGACAGGACGTCATCTCCATGAGGGACAACATCTACAGGCTCGGCAAGGGGTTCCCATTCACTGAGGAGTACGAGGCCTGGATCACCGCCACGAGGATCAACGACAGAGGCATCAAGATCGACACGGCGCTGGCCGGCGCCGCTCACCGTCAGTATGAGGCTAACAAGAAGAGGGACTTGGCCCGAGTCAAGGAGATCACTGGGCTGGACAACCCGAACAGCGTTCAGCAGTTCAAAGGTTGGCTCGCCGACCAGGGTTTCGAGATGGAGTCCATCGACAAGGCTCATGTCGCGGAGCTTCTGGAGCGCGATGATCTCCCGGACGAAGTGCGCGAGGCTGTGGAGCGCAAACAGTTGGCGGCCCTGTCGGCTTCTACCAAGTACGTCATCGCTCAGGGCTCGACCAACTCGGATGGTCGGTTGCGAGGAACGATCAAGTACAGCAATGCTAACACCGGTCGTATGACGGGAGTTACACTAAGCCCGCACAATCTTCCGAGGGACCACTTCACTGACTCCGAGGGGGAGCACGATACGGAGGCTGAGCAGGTGGCGATCGACAAGTTGTTGGCTAGCGTGCACGTAGGCTCGGAAGACCTCAAGAAGCTCGTGCGTCCGCTGCTCATGGGACCCTTCACCGTGTCAGACTACAGCGCCATCGAGGCCCGCCTCACCGCATGGGCCGCCGGTGAAGACAGTGTTCTGGAGGCCTTCCGAGAAGGGAAGGACATTTACGTCGCTACCGCAGAGCGTATGGGCGGTGAGAAAGCTGGGTTCGATCGACAGCGCGGGAAGGCAGCAACATTGGGCTGTGGTTTCGGAGGGGGAGCAGGGGCACTGCTCAACCTCGGTGGCGCCAAGATATACCCCAAGGACACGCCAGACGATGTGATCTGGAAGGGCCTCACCTCTTTGGTCGAGACCTGGCGAGTCGCTCACCCGCACATCGTGTCCTGGTGGAAGCAGGTCCACACCGCCTTCGACAAGGGCGGTCCTGCGTCACAGCGAATCCCCGTGGACGTTGAGATCGTGGGCAACGACCGCTATGTGTGGCTCCCGTCGGGTCGGGCGCTCGTCTACCACAATTGCAAGCGCGAATACGTGCAGCCCAAGGACCGAAACGGCAAGCCGCTGCCCTATCGCCGCAGGGCGTGGGTCTGCGACGCTGTCGTGGGCAACGGGACGCAGCGCCGCATTGTCGGGGGCCCCACGCAGGTCGAGAACATCATCCAGGCCATCGGCAGGGACCTGCTCACTCACGCACTCGTCAATGTTGAGCGCGCTGGATTCCGCACGGTCACGCACGTTCATGACGAGATCGTTACCGAAACTACTAGCGGTTTGACTGTAGAGAGACTATCCTCGCTCATGTGCGACCTACCAGACTGGGCAGAGGGGCTGCCGGTCGAAGCGGCCGGTTACACGACACAGAGATACCGGAAGGACTGACCATGAACTACCCCGCACATCCTGACGACAACCTCATCGAACGATTCGTCCGTCCGCGCCCGCGAACCTGCTGGGCCATCAAGATCGAAGAGCGCTCCATCGAAGCGGCCCGCACTGTCTCCCGCCGCTACGGGGTCAGCCTCCGCGACCCCGAGTTCTTCTACGGACAGTGGATGGTGATCTGGCCCGACAAGAACGTCGAGTTCTACTCCGACAAGGACCTGGACGCCACTTTCGAGACGGAGCACCTCTGATGCACCTCCCTTTCGCAGTGGACCGCTTCATCGCCGTTCTGGAGGACAACTACAATCTCGCCACCACCGATGCCGGGCGCGATCAGGTCGTTGCGGACGCCTGCCGTTTGTGGGCCATCTGGCAGCCCGTACCGCCCGCATCAGCCGCGATCTCACAGTGGATCAACGAACACAAGAAGGAGAACCGATGAAGTTCAAGACACAACCACAGGCCCTCGGCTCGCTCGAAATCGGTGAGAAGGTACTCATGCCTGTCGAGCTGGCGGCCACCCTCATCGACATCGAGCCACCCAACGATAAGGGGCTGTGCAAAGTGACCTGGGAGTTCCCCGAGGTCAACGTCCGATTCCACACATACAGCACCCGGTACACGTCGGTGAACAAGGTGACTGGAAAGGAGGAGACCGATGAGTGAGCGCATCCTGGCTGTTGATGCCGGAGTCTCCACAGGCTGGGTCCTGGGTGAGCAGCCCAGTGACCCGTACTCCGAGGGCTCCGAGATTCTCGACTTCGGCCAGTTCAAGTATGATCGCTGGGAAGACACGGTCACTGAGCTTCTAACCAAGCTCACGTCCGAGCCGACCACCCTCGTCATCGAGCAGTTCGATCTGCGGCCCAACAACAAGTTCCGTGCGGACCTCACCACTGTCAAGGTGAACTCCGCCCTGTCGTACTGCGCGACAGCTTGGGACCCGAGCGTTCGCCTCATCTGGCAGACTCCTGGTCAGGCCAAGGGCGTCATCACCGACAAGGCGCTCAAGGCTCTGGGCTTCTGGCCCACCGGCAAGACCGTCGGCTGTCCGGACGCCGATGACGTACGCGACGCCGCACGCCACTTCTACTACTACTCGATTAAGACGTGCCACGATGCCAATCTGGCGGCACGGATGGGAGGCCGTCATGTCAACTAAGCTCGACACATTCCACAAGATTTGCGATCAGGCGTTCGGACCCGAGGCGGGACAGGAGAAGATCAACATCGAGGGCCTTCCGTATGGCTACCGCTACGATTTCAACATCGTGGACCTGCCGTGCTTCATCGCCATCGACTACAAGACAGACGATCTTGTCGGCTGTGTGTGGTTTAACGGCTATGCCTTCGCCCGCAAGACGCGGTGTGTCGTTACAGACGTCGATGTCCCCGAGATGATTCGACAGATGCGCGTCGTCCAGAACGGACTCACTGAGTTCGCCATTGAGCCCGAGACCTACAGCACGGGGCCCGACTACGACATCGTTGGTACCTGGAGCGCTCACAAGAGTGGCATGGTGATCGACGACTACATTCGTGTCCATGAGCACGGTGCTGTTTGTGCTGGCGCTGGCTACGCGAGGATGCCGTTGCAGCAGATGATCTCCGACTCAGAGCCTGCACCCGAGCAGAAGGATGACGCCGTGAATGCCCCGAGTCACTACGCGTGGCTCGGTTCCGCCCTGTCGAAGCAGGTCGAGAACGTCGGCGATGTCGAGGTCTTCCACGTGCTCCTGGCCGCTTTCGACAAGGACCCGCTTCTGTGGCAAGTTGGCAAGTACCTGCTCCGGGCCGGCCGCAAGGACAACAGGAAGCAGGACCTGAAGAAAGCGAGGTGGTACCTGGACAAGGCCATCGAAAGCTGATACACTGGGCTCGTCAAGCAGTTGAATCGTGTTGACCACTTGCTAGTTTGCATGAGAAGACCCCCTAGTTGCCGCTAGGGGGTCTTCTTGTTACTCCTCGTCGAGCTCGGCTTCGAGCTCAGTGACGCGCTTGTGGAGCCGGGTCAACTCCTCGGAGTATTGTTTGAGCAAGGAGTCCTTGGCCTTGATGATCTCAGCCCAGGTCTCAGTATCCTGCTTGGACTTCTGGAGCTCGGACTCCCGAATGCCCCGCTTCCTGTCGGCTAAGACCTTCATGATCTGAGGAATGGAAGCAGCAAGAGCTGTGCAGAGCGCAACGACAGATGTAATTGTCGCGCTCACCTCAGGGCCTCCGCTCGATCGCGTCCTTCGCGTCCTGGACTGAACGAGCACGTTTCACCGCAGAGTGGAGGACGTTCCACCGCGCAACCAGGAAGAACCACAAAGCCCACAGTAGGAGCGCATGAGGTCGGGACCCTGGGCCGTTCAAGGCTATGATACCGCTGGCTGCCATGAAGCCCAGGAGCGGCGTCAGAGCCACGTACTCGAACTGCGACAGACGCCGGAGGACGAAGATCATAGCGAACAGTGCCGTGGCGAAAATTCCCAGGAACAACAGCACGTGGTAATGCAGCGCGAGCTCCGGGATGTCCATGAAGTGACGAGGCCCATGCAGACGCAAGATGGCGTAAGCCGACAGGGAGCCGTACGACAGGGCGCGGGAGAACCTGTCGAGGTGGCGCTGCCACGGGGGTGCGGAGACGTAAGCACTCATTTGATCCATCCGTAGATGACGTAGTTCGTTGTGACGAGATGACCAACGATGCCGCGGGGGATGATGATCCTGATCCGCTTGATCGTGCCATCCTTCTCCGCGAACTGGTGCCAGTTGTTGTTGTCGGCTGAGAAGGCGCCGGGCCACTCCTCCGCGTTACCATTGGTGATCAGTGTCACCGCAACACCGGTGTAGGTGTTCTTCAACGGCAGGTACGCGAAAGCCGAGTCGGTGGTCTGGTCGTTCCCGTAGTAGGACCACTCGGTGATCCTCAGGACGGAGACGCCCATCTCCTGTCGGAACTTCGACTCCTCGCCCTGCTGACCCCACAGAATCTTCCCGTAGCAGGGCGTCGCCGGGGTGAAGGTCTCATTACCGTTCACCATCCACGAGGCGATGGAGTCGCCGTTCATCTTCCAGGCGGCGCCGTCCCAGGTAATGAACTTGCCGTTGTTCTTCAGGTAGAAGAGGAACGGGTTGTCCCCGGTCGGCTTGAGGCCTGTGCGCTCCAGCTCCATTCGCTTGGTAGTGGCGCCCTGGATATTGGTCACACAGTAGACTCCGTTGTACCGGAGGTTCTGAATGGCATTCGACACGGAGTTCATGCCCAGGTTGAGGAAGTTCTCCCAGGTGTTGACCGTATCCTCGGAGGAGTACTTGTAGACTCCGTTGCTGTCTATTGCTCCCACTGCGGCAACCCTTCTATGAATCTCTTCGAGAAGTCATACTTATTAATGGCATCATCTTCAGTGCATTCTGCGTCCATCTTAGCCGCCCAAGGTATCCTTCGAGCAGCCTTGACCTGCCAGGAGAACCAGGTACCCGCGTCGCCCTTGACCTTGAATCTGCCGTCTTCGACAGGGCCGAGAACTTTCACGCCGTTCGAGGTGAACACCGACGTCGGAACATCCTCATCGTGCAGCTTGTCGAAGTACTCGGGAAGCTCGACGGTCATCTCCCCGTTCTCAGGGATCGTGGCATTGTCCCAGTACTCGATCCCATTGTGGGGCGATTCGGTGCAGGTGTAAACCAGAACGTGGTCATCCTTCGTCGGATGGCGAATGACGAAGCTCTTCCCCTGATCCGAGCTGATACGGCCAGTAGCGCGGAGACTACCGTTGATCAGGGTCTTCCGGAAGACGTTATCCTCGTTGCCTCCTGCCCCCCAGTCGTTCTGGGTGATCGGAAACCGTGATCGGATATACGAATCGATGTACACCGAGTACCCGGCCGAGGCGTGGATGTGCAGGTCACCGTCGCAGAGGATGTCAGAGCGTTTACCCCCGGTGGTCAGATGGAACATCCACCTCGGTGTCGAGCCCTTGTAGTTGCCCGCGGCATAGAAGTGAGTGGGCGACATCAGCAGGTTCGACAGGGGCGTATTGCTGTTCTCCTGCCGTGTGGAGATAGCAAGGTCCGCCCCCGACTGCCGGATGTAGGACCAAGTCGGGGTACCGACCGCGTTGAAGCCGCCCAGGTACAACTGGCCCGGGCTGAGCTGGGAGAAGTAACGGTTTCCGTCAGTGAACGGCCGACCGTACAGGGACAGCACAGGATCATCGATGCCGATGACGCCAAGAGCGAGGATGGGCTGCTCCGTGGTGGGGCTGAACGCGGAAATGCCGATGACCTCGCGGGTGAACTCTTGGGATTCGTTCTTGAAGGGCACAGCCTTGGAGCGCCCGAACCTCATGTCCTGGCGCGAGGTCTCCGGATCAAGGAGGAAGTCCCCACCAATAAACCGCCCACCGATGAAAGTCTGACCCCGCAGCGTGTCAGCGTCGAACAGGGACGCCTTCAGAGTACCCGTGGTGATTTTCGACGCGCTGATGGAGTCAATCACTGCGCTGTCGGCTGTAATCGAGCCAGCCGCGAGCTGTGCGGCAGTAATGGATCGGGCAGCGATGCGTTGACCGTTGATGAACCCCGTGGTGATCTTCCCCGCGTCGAGGCTCTTGATGATGCCCGACTCCGCTGTGATGGAGCCCGTCTGCAACTTCTCAGCCGAGATCGAGTTCGCCGCGATGTGATCGCCACGAATCGTGTTCGCCTCGATGAGCTCCCCGGTGATCTTGTTGGCGACAATGGACTTCGCCTGGAGAATCCCGGCCCAGATGGTATCGGCAACAACCTTCTGGATATTGGCCGTGCCTGCCGTGAGTTTACCGACGTCGAGGGTGGAGATCATGCCGTCGGTCAGGCGCTGTTGAATCCACTCCAACCCGTTCCATTTGTACTCGACAAGGATGGAACCTGTCGTCTTCTCACGACCGCGGGCGGTGTCTCCGGGGTTGTAACCACGGAGGGGCGGGTAGCCTGAACCGTCGTAGTAGAAGACCCGGCCTCCATCCTGTCGGACCATGGCGAGGATGTCGTTGCGGGTCTGATCCGCGTGGGCTGCGATGTTGTAGGCCTCAGGGTCCTGGTTCCTATCGACCTCAACCCACTCCGCGCCGTTCATCCCGTGCACGACTTTCGAGTTGTGCGCGGTAGGGCTCCAGCCCGGGAACAGATCGGGGCCCGGAGTCGTCTTGTCTCCGGGCCACGTTATGTACTCGTACGAACCCATAGGATCACTTGATCCTGATGATGTAGTTCAGCACGATATATGGAGGCATGTTATTGTGCGGGCGACTCCCACCGGTGTCGAAGGCCGAGAGCTTACCGAGAGAGCCCTCGGAGGAGCCCGAGGCAATGTTCCACTGATTACCTCCAGATACGTTCGATCCCCAGATACCCATGTCGCGCCAGTTCGCGACGTTCGGGTTACCGATGTTGTGACTGTGACGCGGCATCTCGTCGAGGGTCAGGGTGTGCTGTGATTCCCCGCCGAGGTTGTTAAGGTTGACGAACTGCGCGTTGCCCTGATCCCTGGCGACAATGACACGGCCCTTGAGATCAGGAAGCTTGAAGAAGTTGCCCGATGCCCCGTAGATGTTCTGAATCACCGAGTACAACTGGGGGTACACCGTGCGATCCATCTGCCGCCCGTCGCAAAGCGCGAAGTTGTCGGGGGCCGTGACACCTGCCCACGCAAGGATGGCACCGACAGGAACCAGGGGACCGGAGTCCATGCGCCCCACGTAGAACTGCTTGATCCCATCGATGATCTTGCTGAGTTCCGTCGCGGCCTTGAGCTCGTCGAGTCGCTGCTCAAGAGCCTTGAGCGCAGTGGTGGTAGCGAAGAGGTTGTTAGCCTGCTGCCAGTGCTGAGCCTCAGTCTTCGTCACGTCATCCGCCGCCTTCTGCGCCTTGTCGATAGCGGCTTTGTTCTCGGTGACCTTGGCCACTGCAGTGTCAGCATTCTTGGACGCCGCGACGAGACCATCCTCGACCTTGTTCAGCTTGACAGCAGTGATAGGTGTGGCCTGCGCGCCTTCACCATCAACCCAGTTCGCATTCCGATCGTAAGGCATCAGTCTTCCTTTCCGGCCTTCCTCATGCGGAACAGTTTACCGTCGGGAGACATCCATACAGAAGTATTAACGATACCCTTCGAAGGCGGGTAGGGAGACGTGAGCACCTGCCCCTCTATGCGCTTGAACGTATCGGCAACACCCTGGCTGGCCTGAGCGAGTCTAGCCTGGAGGTTGTCATTGTTCGTCATCTCGACACCCATGAGCCACACGTTGTTGGCCAATGACGACAGGCCATCGATCCAGGGCACGACTACGTTCTCACGGTTGTTGGGGTCGTAGGCCGCAACGATAGTCGTCTTGAATACGTGTGACTGCCCGTCTGGAGGAACCACGAAGATATTCGGATTCGGGTTGACGTTGCGCTTCCACGCGTTGTCTGAGTAGAAGTCAAAGCCCACCTGAAACTGAGCAGTCTGGGTGGACTCATTCCTCAATGAGAACGCGAACGTGTACGTGTCGTTTTTCGTGGCGCGTTTCACCTTCGGAGGAAGGATCAGCAGACGTCGGGCCCCGCCGGACGTGTCACCGCCAACCCAGTGGTAGCGCCCCGGGTAGTTGGTCTCGATCCGCCAATTCGATGGCGTCGTGGCCGTGGTCCAGGCGACAGGAAACGTGGCGTCCAAGATATCTGAGGTACCCGAGCGGAGGCGCTCCAACGCGGCACGATCCTCATCCGACATGGAGGTCTTAGGTGTGACATCTACGAAGTCCTGACGGGACTGGTCATAGGAGTACATCCTGTAACCGTCGTCCGTGTCGAACCACAGGTCGCCCTGCTTACGACCCTGGAGCGTGGGCTTCTCAGGCGTGTAGAAGATGGTGTTCTTGCCGTCAGCGCTCTTCTGAGCGTTCTCCGCAGCGAGCTTGGCCGCGGTGGCCATGTCCTCGATGTCCTGGGCCTTCTTCAGGGCCTTGCTCGCCTCGGTCTGCGCCTGGGCGGCCTTCTGCGCGGACTCGACGATGTCCGGGTCCTTGATCTCGACCCACTTATCCGTCGCCTTGTCGTAACGGTACGGGCGGTTCTTCCCATCCGCCGTGTTGATCCACAGGTTGCCCTCGACACGGTCGGCCCCGGCGGGCTCGTTGGGCGAGACGATCACACGACCGTCACTACCGGCCTTCTCCTTGATGTCTTTGATCTGCTTCTCAAGGTCGGCCTTGGTCTTGTCGTACTTCTTGTCAGCCTCATCCGCACGCTTCTGAAGCTGGACGACGCCGTTGTGGGCCTCCTCCAGATTGTCCGACAGGGACTTCGAGAGGTTCTTCAGATCGACGGCACCCTCACCCAATGTGCCCGTGCCGTAGGTCTGCCTGACCCACCTCCCGGCCATGTCGAGCTTGAAGTTCTCGGCCTTGTCGCCGACGCGCTTCATGGAGGCTTGCTCCCAGCGCCATATCTCGGTGACGTTGTTCTTGTCCCCAACGTAGACGTACCAGACCGCATTGGGGTGAAGCGGGTAGTCGGGCTTCTCCTTCTGGACCCCGGGCGTACGGTTCACCGGCGGGCGGGTAGACCAGGTCACCGCATCTTGAGCAAGGCGCGACACGCGCTCGATCGCCTCCGTGTCGTCAAGGCGATCACGCATCTTGGCCAGTTCGCCGGCCATGGGCGCCCAGCGATTGGCTGCATTGTTCGCAGTGGCGACGGCGTCACCCGTACGCTGCTCCAGCCGGTTGATCTTGCGCTCGATCGCGCAGGTCCATGACTGCGTCTGCTTCGAAACGTTCGGTGCAGGGTACAGGTGCCCCTCGTAGTCCCGGCTCATAGAATCCCCCTGTCACTGATCTCCCTGAGAGTCCTACCTCCCCCGGAGAGCATTCGAACCTTAGGGTAGACGCGCTGAACGTCACCCAGTGTCGTGTCCCTTGAAGCGGTCAACTGAGCATTATTATCCGACAGGGACGCGTTCGATACACGCCACCAGTGCCCATCCTGCTTGTACCGGACACCCGCGAGACGACCGAACACCTGGCGCTCCCCGTTGGGCTCGGTGTCCCGGAGCGGATTAATGCCCTGCCAGGTCGCGTTCAAGGAGTGCCCACTGTACTGATCGGCGGTCCACTGGGCCGCTCGGTAGGCCTGAGTGCGTGTGGTGATGCACTGATTGTCGATTGTCTGCTCCTCGTCCGTCCCAGGCGTGCCGGTGTGGAAGGGGATGGTCTCGATATCGACGTAAGTGCCGTTCTCCCCGAGCAGGAACAGACCGTTGTAATCAGTCTTCCCATCGGACTCGCAGATGCGGAAGGGGCTGAGCTCCTCGAACAGCATACCGGTGACAATAACATCGACAGAGCGCTTGTCCTTGTTGAGGCGCACTTCGAGGCCCCCGCCCATGTCCTGCCACTGAGCGGGAGTGATCGCCTTGTTGTCCTTACCTACGACCATGTAGATGCCATTAGGCGTGTTCTGGTTGTCCACTAGTGGAGCCTTGTTGACGACGGGGATCGCCATGACCTGACGGGGCTGTCGCACGGACGACACCTCGCAGGGGAGCTGAAGCGTAGTCACCGTCTGCTCACCGGCGTTCACCGTGATCACGGGCGTGTCGGTCTGCCCGAACGTCGTCTTGGCGTCCGGGTAGAGCAACGGCTTCGGGGGCCAGATCACATCGTGTCGGAACGCCATGCGGTGGTAGACATTCACGTCGATGTTCTTCACCTTCTGCGAAGAACTCATCGTGAGGTTGTAGCCTGAGGTCACATCGCTTACGTACATGACCCGATTGCGGAGCGGCTGGAAACGGAGCCTGCCGACCTCCCACGACATGTCGATCTCGTTAGCGCTGAGCCACTGCTTCATGGCCTGCCACACGACGACACGCTGAGCGGGGACGTCGTACCTCTCCTTCAACAGCGCCTGGTCGATCTCCAGCGTGTACTGCGAGCGCTTGATCCCCACGGCATTAAAGAACATCTCGATGACGGACTCGATCGGCTGACCCGTCATACTGGGAATTGTCCCCGCCTGGACGAGTGCCGACAGAGGCGAGCCACCGGTGAGGGTCCAGCCCGACTCGGTACCCTCGATGTCCGTGATGCGGAACTCGGTCGAGCCATACTCGTTCGAGATCACGGTCATGCTCTGTCCGAGCATCGTCATTAGGTTCGGTTGGTACCCGATGCCCTGCACCTGCAACTGAGGGACCCCGGAGTCCGAGGCGCCCCTGTCGAGCGAGGTGGCGTCCTCTGCGACGGACCAGGAGGAGACCGTGGAGTTGTCAACCCCGGTGAACCTCACAGCCATGGCCAGACCTCCTTCACCGAGAACTCAACCTTGTGGAACCTCTTATTGGACTCGACCTGGATCGAACCCGGATCGACCATCATCGTCGTGAACCCCATAGGCGGTGCGTAGGACGCGATGTCCGGACCCGCACCGAGGCGCCGCTGGTAGGACGTGTTCTTCACGTGCAGATCGCATATGAGAATCTGGGTGTCCGGGGTCCAGGCATCCTGGTCGATGTGCAGCCACGGCCCGGCCTTCACGGCGTCTGCGGGCACCGTCCAGCCACCAGACCACTGAGCCCAGCCATCACCGAGCTCAGCTCGTTTCTGAAGACCGACATCAGTGAGCCCCGAGGTACCATTCGTCTTGAGGTACCTCACACCGCCCTTGAAGGCTTTCGAGCCTTTGAGAACTTTCGCCTTCACCTCGATGTCGATCCTGTCGCCACCCTTCAGGGCCGAGTAGTACTCCTCGGGAATGTAGTGGTCTCGGACGTTCAGCAACCGAGCATTTCCGATAGGGGCGCGTTCGCTCGTGTCCTCACCGATCAGCACACCACCAGGGCTCATCTCCGGGTTGGTGAACAGAGACCATGGAGCATGGGGGTCGAGGTCCGAGTAGCCGGACCCGGCATCGAGCACTCCACGAACCCAGTGCAGAAGACCCGATCCGTTGGCCTCCGCGGGCTTGATTGTGATAGTCGCACGTTGCACCGAATCCGTGTCGTTCGGCACGATCTTCGTCTCGTACGGAGGCAGTGGAGAGCCGTCCTTGAACACGAACTTCTGCGTGTCATCCCCGACAGTCTGCACGTAGAAGGTGTATCCCGGGGGAATCAATATGGTCTCCGTGTAGGAGGCTGGAGCCGTCGTGGCCTTGCCCGTCATTCGCAGTGCGAACTCCGGACCATCACCGGACCGGGTGTCCATCTGGGCGAGCACCGTGCCGTCCTTCGCAAATGCGATGGGCGACAGGGTATCCACCAGCAGGAACGGCTTCCCCAGGAATGGCGACAGGACGTTGAGGTCCGGTCTGTTCAGGCAGTCCACGTACCGAATAGGGTTCGAGCCCGCTGTCGAGATCAGGTCAATGAGAGCTACATAATCCGCTGGAGACAACACGTTCCAGGAGAGCTTGTACGCCTTCGAGGCGAACCGGGAAGGTGTCACCCCGGCCGCACCATTGACGAGCTGTGTGACCTGCCCCCATGGCGTCGCTTGAATAGCGGCGTCCTTGGCCGGGGCCGGAAGAACAAGATTCTTGTCTCCGACCCCGAGCACACATCGGTTATCCAGGACTGCCATCAGTACGACCCCCTCTGTCCGTTAACAGCATTGTATCCGTTGACGGAGTTGGAGATCACGCGCCCATCGAGGGTGATCATGCTCGACATGGACCGAGCGAGTGCCGCGATAGTCCGAGAGGAGAGGTCCACCCCGCCACGCGGAATACCTCCGCCAGAATACGACACGGACGGGGCATAGCGCCTGGCGTTGATCGCGTCGAACATCCCAGAGCCATAAGTCTCCACGGCACTGCGGTTGATGACGTACTCGCCGCTGCGGATAGCGAACAGGGACCCTGTCGGGTTCATCGCGAGCAGGTTGTCCGTGTGGTAGTTCCCGCCCGGGTTACCAGGAATCATCCCACCTGCGGGACCGCCGCCGGCGAACCCGGTGATCGGAGCACCCAGGGCGATTCCGACACGGGTGCGGATCGGACCGCCGTTGGCGTAAGCCGGAATCTGACCGCCGTTATGGAACCAGGACTTGACCGTGCTCCAGGCCGAGCCGACCTGCTGCGCAACGAATTGGACTGTGCGCGTGGCGGCCAGCTGGGTGAAGGCGTTCATGACGCCCCAGTAGGAGCCCTCCTCCTTCTTCGCGTTGAAGTAGGCCTCCCTGTTCTTGGCCGCCTGGTCGAGAGCGGTCTGAACGGAAACCTTATCGCCCTGGTTGACTTTCGGGTCGTACTCCGCTTCACGATCTTCGGCGGTCTTGTCGAGCTCCTGCTCCGTGTTGCCCTTATCGCCCTCATTGACATCCGGTTTGTACTCCGCCTCGCGGGGCTCACCCGTCTCGTCGAGCTCCTCCTTGGTCTCCTGGTTATCACCATCATTGACCTCTGGCTTGTACTCGACGTCCTGGTCTTCACCGGCGGCGTTCAGCTGCTCCAGTGCGGCGTTGTACGTCTCGTCATCGACATCGGAGTTGTAGTTCGCCGTGCGCTCCTGGGACAGGGCGTCGAGGTCCTCCTGGGTGAGGCCGAACATCTCCGAGTTGATTTCAGGGAGATACTGCTTGTTCTCCGGCTTGGCGAGCTCTTCGAGGTAGTTCTTGGTCTCGTCGAACTCCTCGTTCGCAGCGGTCGGGATGTACCGCTTGTACATGTCGAAGGCGATCTCCTTCGCCTCCGCGTTGAATCGAGCCTTACCGGTCTCGTCCATCTCCGGGATGTACTGAACCGGGCGCCCCTCAGCATTCGCCTTGTCGCCATTGGCCAGAGCATCGAGCTCCTCCAGAACGAAGCTCTTGGCGTCGCGAACGACATCGGGCTTGTACTCCGCCTCGCGGGGTTCGGCCATGTCGTCGAGGGCTCCGCCGGTCTCCGCGGCGGAGGGCTCATCGAGCTCGGTCGGAATCTCCGCCGGGCCATAGTCGCCATTGGCGACGTCCTCGATGGCCTGCTGGGTCGCCGCAGCCGTGCCGTTGTCTGTAACACTCTCCTCGACAGAGCGGGGAACGCTCTGAATCGTGGACGCCAGACTGTCGAACCCACCAGCCAGCTCGGTGACCTCACCGCGATTGAAGCCCATTTGGACCGCCTGGTTGATGAACTCCTCCTTGAGCTGGCGCGCGTATGCCGCGACCTGCTCGTTGGAGGCACCCGTGGCGGCATAGGCCTCGATCATCTCCATCATGGTGGACTGCAACTGCTTCAGCGCGGCCCTGTTCTCGATGGCAGCCTGCGTGTAGCCCTGAAGGGCAAACATTCCCTTCTGAGCCTCCGCGATCTCCTTCTCCTTGTCAGCGATCTGAGACTTGGTGTCGTTGATGCTCTTATTCGCCTTGTCGATGTCCGTCTGTGTGGACTTGATGCGTTCCTTGTCGCCGTACTTCTTCGCAATCTCATTGAAGTACGTGGCGTCGCGGAGTTGCTGCTGCTGCTCAGACAAGGTCGTGTTAAGGTCCTCGATCGATTTCCGGGCGTCCGCAATGGTCTTGCGGGCGTCCTCGATCTTCTTCCTCATCGTATTGAGTTGCGAATGGTAGTTGTCCTTCGCAGAACGCGACTTCCACCACTTGTCCATGCTCTCCTTCATCGCGGTGGAGAGGCGCGACAGGAAGTCCTTGAAGAGCTCCGCGGGCGACTTCTCCTTCTGCTTCGACTTGGAGGAGCCACCAGAGGGCGAAGAGGACCGAGGCGTGTGAGACCTAGGTGCGGAGGACCTGCGCGGTGTGGAGGACCTGCGTGGTGTGTGCGATCGGGGCGTGTGGCCGCCTCCGCCGCCTCCGCCTCCACCTCCGCGGGACTTGCGGGGCGTCGGCTGGTAGCGGCCCATGGCGGACTGGAACGCGGCCTTCGCGTTACCAGCGCCCTTGCCACCCTTCTTGGTGAGCTGGCCGCCGATCTTACCCGCAGCTGCACCGGTTTTGGCGCCCGCGAGCATCGCCTTGGCGAGCGACAAGCGCTGAATGATCTGTCCGACAACGGAGTCGGTCTCGACCTTCATATTCTTCAGATCGACCTTGAGCCCGTTGTAGTTGACCCCAGGACCGTTGATGTTCTTGGAGATGATCTGCCAAAGGACACCCATATCCTGGTCGGAGGCGCTCAGCATCTTCTGGAGATCGGAGAACGTCGTCGAGCCGTCGATGTTCGCGCCGGGGATCGTCTGGTTGAAGACGTTGTAGATGTCCGACATCCCCTGCTCACTGATACCGAGCTGCTCCTGCACGCTGGACAGGGTGGCTGAGGGGTCGATCTCAACACCGGGGACCGTCTGGTTGGTGGTGTTAGCCACTCCGTCAACACCCTGCTGCGCCACCTGCTGGGCCTGATCCATGCCCTGCTGGGTCGGGGTGTTGTCCACCTGCGGGCCGGGCATCGTCTGGCCGAGCATGGCCCCGACGTTGTTCATGGCCTGCTGGACCTGCGAGGTGTCGATACCCTGCTGGCCGATCTGGTCGATGGCGGCCTGCACGTAGTCCTGCACGTACTTCTGAGCCTCCGCACCAGTCAGGCCGAGGTTCTGGGCGACCTGCATGGCGTTCTCCGCCACGGCCTTCAGGTAGGTCTGAAGGTTCTGGAGGTTCTGCCTACCGCCCTCAGTCGTGGTGTTAATCACGTTTCCGTTGTCCTGGAGGCCCTGGTTGAACTTGTCCAAGGCGTCGAACATGGCGGCCTCAGCATTCTCGAACCCGAAGGCCCTGTCGATTGCCGAGTCCACAGCGGACTTCCACTTGTCCCAGGCCTCCGCAGCCTTGTCGGCAGCGCTGGCGTTACCGTCCGCAGCACCGTTCATCCCCTGGAGCGCGCCGTTGGCCTCATCAGCCGACAGGCCGAGACCCTGGAGAATCTGCTTCTGGGCGTCCTGAGAGCCCATGGCCTGCGAGACAGCGGCACCGACACCGTCGTTGGCATCCTGAAGGCCTTTCAGAGCATTGATCTGGTTGTTGATCGCGTTCGTCTGGTCGTCAGTCGCTTTGGTGTGTGCCTTACCCGTCATGTTGGGGTCTTTGAAGGTCTGGGACTGAGCAGCATCGAGGTCAGCCTTCTTCTGATTCAGCTGGTCGATGAACCCCTGCACGTACGCGGAGGCAGCACCCTGACCCTCCGTCGCAGCCTTCCTCGCATACTCGCCCCAGTCGAAGCCGAGCTGCTTCAGGCCGTTGAGCTGGTCACCGGTGAGCTTCTTAAAGCCTTCAGACCCGGCAATAGCGTTGCGGATGAGTTCCGCTGTGTTCTTACCGATCTGAAGTGTGGTGTAGCCCATCTGCTGGGCGACCTCGCGCGTGGCCCGAACGATCTCGCCCTGGGCGTTCACGAAGTAGTAGGACTTCTCCGACGCGCTCTTGTAGGCGTCACCCGCCCCGTCGGCGGAGATCATCAACTCGCCGAGGCTGCGCTGCGAGCCGTTGGCGATGTCCTGCGTGTCAGCAAGAACGGCCTTCTGGACCTCCGCGGCGCCCCCCATGGCCGACAGCATCTCCGCACCGGCCTTCTGGGCCTTCTCAGCGGCGATCTCCTCAGCGTTGGCGATCTGGTTGTAGCCCTCAGCAATCGCGGGCAAGGCCGACAGGGCGAGGGAGGCCCAACCGGCCGGACCGAGGGAAGCGAAGAAGCCCTTCACGGCGCTTCCGGCGGCCGCCATGGCCCCAGAGACGGCCGAGATACCCGTTCCCATGGTCCTGGTAGCAGCTGTGGCCGCATCGGCCGCTGTGGAAGCCATTCCACGAGCTGCACCGAGGCCCTCCTGAGCAGCGGTCTCAGCCTTGATGGCTGTCGTAGCAGCGTTGTGAGCAGCGGCCTCGGAGGCCGTAGAACCTGCCGACATGACCGATGTGCCCGCGGTACTCCCAGTGAGGCGCTGCTGGGCGACCTCCGCCTGAGCGGCCTTGACACGGGCGTACAGGGCGGGCTGCTCAGCCAGAGCAGTGTTGGCTTGCTGAATGGCTTTGGCGATGTTGCTCCAGGACAACTGCCCGGAGAGGCCTGCCTCGACCATGTTCTTGCGGACCTGCATCATCGAAGAGGCGACCGACAGGACGCCTGCCTGGAGGAGCTTGGCTCCGGTCTGGAGGGCGATGAAGATCGTCACACCACCAGCGAAAGCCGCGATGACTCGGCCGACCGGGGTCTCCCCCAGGCTCGACAGGGCGTTGGCGAGCGCCTGGACACCATCTAGAATCAGCTTCAGCGGGGCCAGGAAGGGCTCGCCAAAGGAGGCCATCATGTTCTCCAGCGCGTTCTTGGTCTGCGCGATGGTCTCAGTCATGGTGGCGTTGAGCTTCTCCATGGACTGCTCCAGGAAGCCAGTGTTCGACCCGGCCTCGGCGGAGTTGTCCATGGTCTCCTTGAGCAGGTCGAAGTTCACCGCGAGACGCTTCACGAGCTCGATGTCGCGAGTGGATTTCAGGCCGATGTCGGAGAGCATCTGGGTCATCTCCACGCCATTCCCGGCCTTGGAAATGGACTCGATGAGCTGGTTGAAGAACTTCGAGGGGTCGTTCTTCCAGAGCTCCAAGGCCTCCTCGTTGGAGATGTGCATCTGCTGGGCGAAGTCCGCCATACCCTCAGCACCCTGAGCAGCGGCCTTGTTAAAGTTACCGAAGATGCGCTGGAGTGAGCCACGGGCCCACTCGGCCTTCACGCCGACCGAGGTCAGGGCTGTAGCGTAGGCGAGGGTGGCGTTCTGTCCGATGCCCGCTGACACGGTGGTGGTCGAGATGCTGTTCGCCATCGTTAGAATCTCGTCCTCAGTGGCGACCGCCTTCGCACCGAGCTCTGCGACCTGCGAGGCCATCTGCTCGTAGGCCTTGTCGCCACCGTTCAGGGCCATCCCGGCCTGACTGAACGTGTTGATCAGTCGGCCGAAGTCCTCAGAGGCCTTCTCCGTCGTGGTGCCGGTCACCATGGAGAACTCTGCGACAGCGCGTGTGAAGTCCCCGAGCTTCTCCGCGGGGATGTTCATCTGCGCACCGAGCGTTCCGATTTGCGAGAGCTCGGAAAAGGACTTGGAGATGTCGGTGGACATCTGCCGGTACTGATCACGGAGGGCCTGGAGCGCCCCGCTGGTCTGGTCCAGCTGAGTCGTACGGGCGATGTCAGCGAAAGCGCGGTCCTGATCGGCTGCGGCCTTGACGACAGAGGTGGCGAGTGCCGTCACCCCAGCGGCCAGCACAGTCAGGTTGTTGCGAACCTCCTGCGAGGCGAACCGCATGTTCTCCAACGAATGGATGTGAGCGGTGTTCGCCTGAACGGCCTCGTGAGCGGCAGCGACAGAAGCGCGGAGAGCGGCGGCCCGGTCCTGCTCAGCAGCGGCCTCAAGCTTCGCAGCGGCTCGGCCCGTGTCCACAGCAGCCTGATTGGTCTGAATCGCGGACTGGTTCGCCGCCTTGCGGTACTGCGCAGCGTAGGCCTTGTCAGTGACCTCGGCGAGTTGTTGCTCCGCAGCGATGACTCGCTGGAGCGCGGCGACACGCTCGGAAGCGCCGGCGGTCGTGGCGGCGGTGGCCTTCTGCTCAGTGACGGCCTGCTCTAGCGCGGCCTCACGGGCCTGCTTGCGGACCTCGTTGAGCTGGCGCTGAGCCTCGATCTCAGTCTTGGAGCGCCCACCCAGGTTGCTGTCGATGCCGGAGTTCCTCGACATACCGCTCATGTCGGTACCGAGTTGCTTGGCGACACGGGCCATACGCTCGTAGAGAGCCACCTGCTCCTTGAGCGCCGAGACCTGCTTGCTGTCGGCGATGGTGGCGTTGTTGAGGGCCTGCGACATGCCCTCGATGGCGCTCGTGGTGGCCTTGATGGTCGAGGAGACGTCGGTCCGACCGAGGGCCTGCGAGGCTGCGGTCAAGTCCTTGGTGAGCTTGGCGGCCTGCTGGTAGACCTGAATGTTGGTGGACATCGCCTTCGCGTCGGACGAAGACATGATGTTCTTGTCCATCCAGGAACCGCCACGGCTCGCTTGTGTGAGCGACTTCATGGCGGCGCCCATCGCACCGACCGCATTGACGGCTTGTGCGGCGGAGGACTGGATTTTAGAGGAGCCCTGGATGAAACCGGAGGCGTCGAGTTCAACCTCGTACGAGAGCTTCGACTGGTCGGCCACTGTCGTCCCCTTAATAGAAAACCCGGATTGATACCACCAAGAATATCAATCCGGGTTTCATAGCCCCGCGTCAGGTCGGGACGGAGGCCATGGCCTCCCATGGAGTTGGTAGCGGCTCGAACTCACCGGTCTCGTCGTAGGAGACTCCGACAGGAACGGCGATCTTAGTCACACCGGGTTGCTTCCGCTCCTTGCGGCGCTCTCTGTCCGCTTCGTCCTTCTCCAAAGTCTCGCATCCGTAACAGATGGTGTCCTGGATGTCGAACTGGACCCTGTTGTCGGTGGTCCGTCCGTACCAGACCGGGGTCCCGCACTTGGGGCAGCAGGAGTCGGTGTAGTACTGCCAGGCCATCTCCAGACGGACGTCGAGCTCGTTCCTGAAGTCCTGCGGCAGGGGCTCACGCCTCCAGTCGTTGTCGATCTCATCCCAGACTGGGACAGACCTGCTGTACCTGCCGACAGAGGGGAGGTAGAGCGTTGGCGGAAGGTGCGAGTGCCAGGCGGTCTTCAGGGCGATGACGAACTTCTGGTTACTCTTCCTCGTCAGTGATGGCCCAACGAAACGTGGGGTCAGCCATCACCTGCTCCAGAGCCGCAGTGGCGACCTGCGTCTTGTCAAAGCCCTCGATGAGCTTGACCCACTCGGCCTCGGGAAGACGCTGACGCATCTTGGCGGCCTCGCGAGAGGTCAGACCCTTCTTGGACTTGCCCCCGGACTTAATACCGATCACGGAGTGCGACAGGTAGTGCTCGTAGGCGATCTGCTGCCGAGTCTCACGGAGCTCGTTGGTCTCGTCGGCGGTGGCGTTCTTCTTGATCGGAACGGTCGCCACGATGTGATTGCGAATGGCAGAAATCTCAGCAGAAGCCAGGGCGCGGAGGGTGAAGACGATGGCGGTCTTCTCCATCTTCTTCAGAACCTCAGCGAGCTCGGCCTCCGGAGTCTTCTCGTTGAGCGCGCGCACCGGCTTCTCGGTGGACTGACGCTCCTCAAGAATCTGCTCCTGAAGCTCCATGGCCCGCTGGGCAAGAGTGGCGTCCGGGTAGACGGTGACCTCTCGCTGAGTCTGCTTCACATTGTCAAGAAGCCCGTCGAGGTCGAGGAGCTCATCCTCGGTCTCAGCAGAAGTCAGCTTGTCGTCAGACATCAATCATCCAATCTTTCGATTCGTCAATCGGTCCGGATAAGCATACCAAAAGCCCCGCTCCTTGTGAGAGCGGGACTTTTGACCTAGAACTCGACGATCAGACGAGAGGCTCGTTGATGACCATGGTGCCCTGAGGAAGGAAGGGGACAGTCATCTGGATGGGCTGCTTGCCCTCACCGACCTCGTCACGCGGGTTGTCGGGCATGACAAGGAACGCGGAAACGAGCTGGCCAGCCTTAGCGGCGGTGGTGTTCTTGTAGCCGATGCGCTTCACCAGCCAGCCGGTGACGTTGGCGGAGACACCACCCTTCTTGAACAGCTCGAACGCGACAGAGGCGGGGGAGTCCGGGTTGCCCTTACCGGAGGCCTCGTCGAGGGCCTCACGCAGGAAGGTGAGAGAGGCCTCGTAGGCGTCGCGGGTCGGGGTGTTGGACGCGGCGGAGTCGCAGATGGTCGTGGTGTCATCCGTCTCCGAATCGGTCGGGTTCAGGGTGAAGCCCGAGACGACAGCGCAGGAGATGTCCTTGGCCTTCGCCGGAGTCGGGGTACCACCACCACCAGCCGGGGTGGAGTTGTAGAGCGCGGCCTTGACGACATCCTTGACCGTCGGGGCGTCCGCAATCGGGACCCACCAGATCGTGGTTCCCGGGGGCATCATCTTCTTAACGGCAGCCTGTGCCATGATCAGTCGTCCTTCCTATGACGAGGAACATAATTGCTGTGCGGGGCGCCATCGCCGAGATGAACAACCTCGCCGTTGACGATCCAACCAGTGCCCCCGCAGCATTCCCGGGGCGACACAGGGGTGTCGTCGGGGACACGAGTCAAGCGGCCATCGGTGTTAATCGCATTAGCATAGTCCTCGGTGTACTCGAAGACCACACCTTCAACGGTCGCGTACTTTGGCATCACACACTCCTGTCCACCGTCACCTGGAAGGTGACGTAAGAAGTGTATCGAACCGGCCTTACGGTACTATCCGTGTTCCCGTATGAGTTGAGCGCCCCGGTCTCGAAGGCCTCGCTCGTACCTGGAATCTGGAAACCCAGCAACCGCCTGCGAACAGCGGCGAGCAGATGGTTCCGGGCCTTGGGCGACACGGACGAGATGAGCACACCGAATTGGTGAATCACAGCGGCCTGCGTCACACCAACGATCGAACCGTACTTCCTCATGGCCCCGGGTGTCACGTCGCCAGGCATGTAGACGACGTAGTCCTTGCCGTCGTTGTCGCCGTCGGGACGGAGCGAGTCGAAGACCCGCACGCCCTTGAGGGTCTCCAGTTCCTTCATAGCAGCCTCGTCGAATTTCTCGACAGTGGCGCCCTCAAAGGGTTCGAGCATCAGAATCCGGCCTCCTTCATCGCCTGGTCGGTGGCAGTGCGCGCGGACTGGAGAGCGAGCATCCCGCGGAGCTTCGCAGTGCCCTCCTCCTGGTAACCGATGTACTTCTCGTCGGCATCAGTGAATCCGACAGAGGCGGAGAACTTCCCGCCCGAGACGTTTCTCACATTCACCCTGTAGCCCTGCCCATCAGCGGCTGTCGAACGCATGTGGCCGGTCCACACACGAGCGTCCGTGGTGGGGTCGTGCTTGTAGGGCATCCCTGCACCTGAGGTGTCCACCGTCCTGATGACGACATCACCCCCGGCCTTCGCAGCGGCCTCGGTGGCACGGAACGCGTCGGTGATGACCTTCTCCTGGAACCTGTTGAGGCTACTCGTAACCTGATTGAGGTCCTGTGATTTTCGTCTCAACTCAGCACGAACGAGGTCCATCAGTGCGTCCCGCCCTTGGAATCATCCACGTCGATGTCACACAGCAGAGTCGGCTGCCAGTAGTCGGAATCCGACGGGGCGTTGCGTACGACAAGGCGCAGGCCAACATTCCTCGGATCGGAGTTGTTCTCCAGGACCCGGACGATCTGCCCGTAGCCTGGCACGAACCGCAGCGACCTGTCGCCCCACTTCTCCTTGGGGACGAGCATGTTCTTGTCGATGTGGTTCAGGTGCACGTAGTAGGCGTGAACCGCGGTGTCGTCATAAGCCGACCTGCGGTCACGGGCGCGCCAAGCGATGTTCGGGTTGACTGCCGCGTACCCCTTCCAGAGCTCCTTCGGAGGGATATCGACGGGGCCGTCCTCTGTCCACTCGTGGCTCTTCGTACCCGGGGGCTCCGTGACGACCACAAGGCAGTTGCAGAACAAGCCCAGGGGCCAGTACGCCCCCGAGTCGAAGCGAGGGTCCTTGTTGTGCAGAACACTCAGTGCCATGCCCAGTCCTCCCCCGGAGGAACGACACCGGGCAGGAAGTCGAATCCGAGATCAGCAACCTCAGCTTCCTTGGCTTCGTCCCACAGCCTCTTGGCTTGCGCCCGGAGCTCAGCTCCCAGCGTCGCACCGTTGGTGGACTTGTTGTCCGTGGAGATGACCTTGAGTATCAGTGTCTCGGACGTGGCGATCGCCATGAGGGCCCGGGAGGCAGCCTTCTTGACGTTGCCGCCCTCGATGGCGAGGAAGCCGAAGAGCTCCATGTCGCTGAAGATGTAGGACGGCGGCTTCCGCAGGTCCTTCGGGTCCTCCAGCTTAACGATGTCGGGAATCAGCAGGCGTACCTGATTGACCGGCTGGCTGTAGTCCAGGGACGCCATGGTGTCTCCTTCTGTCAACGCTTTTACAGTAGTTTACAGCGGAACCCCGCCCCTTCGACAGGGGCGGGGTTCCGGGGGACCGCGATTAGGGATGTCGCGTGGATCAGGCGCCCTTACCGGTGCTGGCCACGATCCCCTCAACGTTGAGGACCCCAGCACCAGTGGTGAGGCGAACACGGGCCTGAGCGTCGTCGTTGTCGAACGAACCGGCGGTGTAAGGAACCTCGCCGCCACCCAGGTATAGGCCACCAGCGTTCTTCACGCGGAGCTCGGGCTTGTCGTAGCCGCGGAGCGCGGTGCGAACAATGGTGCGCTTGGCGGAGGTGCGACCGCCGGCAGGAGCCAGGACCCAGTTGGTGCCACCCTGCTGAGCGCCACCGAGGATGGCGACCAGGTCGGAGACGACAACCTTGACCTTGGCGGTCAAGCCGTTCTCCTCGATGAACTTCATCTGATCGCCCGCCTTCTGCCCGGCGACAACACGCTCAACAGTGCGGGTGTTGACCACCATGTTGGCCAGGGTCTCCAGAGCCGGAGGAACCAGGAGGACATAGGACGGAACGGTGACATACCGGCCATCGACCTTGGTCTCGGCGACCTGCTGCATGGCGGCCTTGATGGCGTCGTACGACAGGGGGGCGTTCTTCGGAACGTTGTTGTTGATCAGAACGCCGTCAGCCGCACGAGCCTTCAGGGTGGTGCCGAGCGAATCGGAGATCACACCGGAGTTGAATCCCGGGGCACTCGGGTCGAGCGAGAACAACGCTCCATAGCAGGCGGCATCAACGGTGCGAGCGGCCAGCTTAGCAGCGTCCGAAGGGAACCGCTCGATCAGGCCGTAGTCGTCGTTGATGAAGGCCTCCCAGGAGAACTGAAGGCGAGCACCATGCTTGGCGGTGTCGATCCAGCGGCCCGAGGCCTTGTAGCCGAAGGTCGGGTACGGAGTGAGTTCCGGAATCTTCGGGAGGGTGCCAGCCGGGGCCACGAAGCCACCGTTGTCCCTCAGGAGGGTGGCGTCGATATCGTGATCGAGCGACAGGAGCTGGACCGGACGGAAGTCGTTCAGCAGCTCCTCGCTGGCGAACTCCTTCCAGGTCTCCTCCTGGTCCTTGTAGGCGTCCTCGAAGGCGGGCTGCACGGCCTGGGTGAACCAGGGGGCGAGCATGTCCGAGGTGACGGCCTCGCGGAAGGTGCCACGGTCGCGAGAGGAGTCGGCCTCCAGGATCGCGTTCTTCAGCTGGCCCTGGGCCGCCCGGTCACCACCGATGGCGGACTCAAGAGTCTTGGCGAACTCAGTGTAAGACGTGAACATTTTGTCCCATCATTCCTTTCAGCGAGCGAGGATGACGGGAACCATCTGGGCGCCCGTACTGGAAACCTTGGAGTAGGCGTAGCCGACAAGCCCGGCGGTACCGGTGGCCTTGTCATTGGTGAGCTCCATCTTGCCGTCGGCAGCGGGCTTCGCGTAGATCAGAGCGCCCGGCTCGACACCAACGCCCGTCAGGGTCACCCGGAGCTTGAAGACACCGCCGGAGATGCGGACCGAAGCGTAGCCAGGGCCGTTATTGCCCCAGGTCGGCTTGGTCAGCGGGTTCCACATCGGGTCCTGACCGAGTTTGGCCTGGTCCCGGGCGGAGGGGGCGATCTCGGTCACGAGGACGCCGAACAGGCCACCGACCTGGACGACATCACCGATGTGGCTCTTGCCGAACTTCGACAGGTCCACAGGGAGGGACAGAGTGTCGGAGTACTCGAAGACCTGAACATCAGAAATCTTCTTGGCCCCGAAAGTGTTTACCTGAGTCATAGTGATCTCCTTACCTCACTTGAAGTTCTTGATCTTGTAAGGCTCGGAGGACGACTCACGAATCTCCCCGGCCGTGGATGCCTTGACCGAAGTCAGGTAGTGCTGCTCGGCCGAGATGGCCTCCTTCAGCTCAGTGCCGGACTCAACGGCCTCAATGACCCGCTTCTGGGCGACAGAGGGAAGGCCCGAGTCGATCAGGCGGGTGGCGATGACGAAAGCCTCAGCAGCGGACTCCTTGCGGGCCTTACGCTTCTTCTCGTCCTCGTCGTCCGGCTTCTTCTCACCCGAAGCGGCGGGCGGCTTGTCGTCGGTCTTCTCGCCGGGCGCCTCGGGCTTGCGCTCGGGTGTCGGCTCAGGGGCCTCGGGCTTGTCCGCGGGCTCCTCGGGCTTCCGCTCAGGGTCCTCGCCCGGGGCCTCGCCGGTGGGAGCCTCAGGGGCGACCGGCTGCTCTCCCGGAAGATTGTCCTTGGCGAGAAGCTCAAGAAGCGGGGCGAGAGCCTCGGTCACCGCAGTAGCGATGGCCTGACGGATCGTCTCCTCGTTCATATGGTTCTCCTCATCGGAACTGACGTGCTGGGATTCCAGCACCTCCAGCAAAGCGCCACCTGCGCCCGCCTTCGTTACGAAGTCTACAGAAGTGACTCCATCGAATACCGGTACAATGCCGTCGGCATCCAGACCGTTCTCCGACCAGGCGTTGATCGACACTCCGATGTCCTGCCACTTCTCGCGAATGATGTCGTTGAACGACGGATACACCTCGCACTCCGCGTATAGTGCTCCATCGAGACCGACAACGGCGTCGGTCACCAACCGCCCCGCGAGGTCCTTCACGGATCGCTCGGGGCGGTTCACGTCCTCGTCCTTCGAGGGGTGGTCCATGAACATCTGCGTCCCGGCGGGGAAGTGACCAACAGAGGCGGCGAGATTGGCTTCCGAGTAGGTGCCGCTGGAGCCCTGCCCCGGGCAGATGATTCGGATGCGATACCGACCGGGTTTCTCACCAGATAGCACGTCCGGAGTGGCCGCCTCCAGAAGAGCGGTCACCCCTCCGTGGAAAGCGGACCTGTACTCCGTGCGCATTTCAGAAACTCCTTTTCATTTAGGCGAGTGTCTCGCCACCGGCCTCGTCGCGGTTGGCGTTCGTTCCGTCAGACATAGCGCCCACCCCGGTACGAGAATTGCTCTTCTTGGCGACGCTATCCTGCACAGCATTGGGGTCGGCCAGACTCTTCGCAGCGAGAATCTCCTCCGACACGGGCAGATCATTGATCGGCCTAGCATTGATCGGCTGGAGCCTGTCGAGGAAGAGGCTGCGCGCCTCGGTCTTGTGGAGAATCCCGTTCTGGAGACCAAGAGTGACAACCTGACCCCAGCGCTGAATGAGCTCGTTCGACAGGGGTGCGAGCTCAACCTCGACCCGCCGGCCGAGAGCCAGAAAGATTTTCTGGATGAGGCTCTTGTGAATCTGCCTGCGGAACTCGAAGGCCTTGAAGGTGGGGTCCTCAAGAGCCGTCTCAGCGCCCTGTCGTCCGCCGGCCGAACCGTCCGTGAGAAGGACCGACAGGGGGACATCGAGCGCACTGGCGACCATGGAGGCGAGCGGAGTGCCAGCTCCGAAGTCGATTCCCGCACCAGCCTTGGAGACCGCGGTGAACTCCTGACCGGCCCCGAGCGAGGCAAGACCGCCGATGCCCTGGGCGTTCGACATCTGCTGAATGACGGCCTGCTGCTGCTTGGCCGTGGCAGACGTGACTTTGAACGCAATTCTGGCCAGAGCCTTGGTCATGACATGGCTGGCCTCAAGGAACTCCTTGTAGGCCTGCGCCCAGTACACGGCGCCCATGAGCTCGGGCTTACCCCACTGCTCACCGATCTGACGGTTGACCATCTCGTAGACAACCCGATCCTCATGAACGGTCCTGTAGCCCTTCTCGTCTTTGACTGGGGCCCAGTCCTTGCCGTTGACGACGTGCCACTCGGGTTTGCGTCGCTCCTGCTCCTCCGTGGAGAGGGTGTCGGACACGGGCACAGGATCGATCAGGAAGGCGAAGATGTCGGCCTCATCAGTAGCGTCCAAGGCACGAGCGATACCGCGGATGCGCGACAGGGGCACCGGAGCCACTCGCTTGTCGGTCCGGCGAACGGTGTAGAGCACGATGCCGTCGGTGCAGAAGGCCGCCTCGTCCCTGGCGCGGGCCGTGCGGGAGAGAACAGTGTCATAGAGCGCCGCGGTCTCAGGTGTCTTGATCCCGGAAATGCGAGGAATCTCACTCCACATGTACGCGTTGCGGATGCCAATGCCGCGCTTGACGAGCGGGTTGTAGGCGGCGAGCCTACGAGCCCTCAGCGAGTGCTCCTTGATGACTGTGAGAGATACCACATCGGAGGTAGCGTCCTCATCACCCCAGCGGGACCAACCGACGTCCTCCCGGTTGAGAGATGCGACAGCTCCGCGGGTAACAGCAGCGTACGCCTTGGACGCTTCGGTCAGTCGGGCCTGGACACGCTGGGTGGACCCGCCAATCTGAAATGTGCCAAATTTCACAGTTCAACTCCTCAGGCTGGGGCGAAGGTCCACTCCTCATTACCCCACTCGTCTATAGGTGAATACTCGGATTCCGTACTCTCCATTAGGGTATCAGCCTCGATGAGAGAGTCGGTTCCGTCAGTTAGGAGGTTACTCGGCATCGCCGCATAGCAGATCGAGTCCAAGACGTCAGGAGAAGGTTCGCCCTTCCTCTTCAGCTCGTCTTTCCCACGAATCAGGAGCTTGGTTCCCCTGTACTCGTAGAGAATCGAGCGGAACTCATCGAAGAGCCCCTCGGTCTTCTCACCAGCAGCTTCATCAGGTGGGACCGACAGGGTTCCGAGGTTGATCGCCTGAGCAATGGAGTCGTACATCGCTGCGCGGAAGTTGTACCACTTCAGGTTGTCTGGGGACGCTGCATTACCAACGATCCAGTAGACCGGAATCTCCTCTGGCACGTGGTTGTCGATGACAGCTTGGACACCTCGTCCGACACCCACGGCGTCAATGCGGATGTCCACGTCGAGCCCCTCCGCCCTCAGACGCTTCGCATGCTGCCCGATGAGCCGGGAGAGCCTGTTCCCGTCATAGCCCTTCACTCGCTCGACAACCTCGACATGACCATCCTGACACGTGGAGATCACGCTGAAGTCGCCAGTAGTGGACAGACCGACGTCAACACCGATGTGGATCGGGGCGGTCGTGTTCCACTCCGTGTCCCCCCACTCGTTCATGGACTGGAGAACCCGGCCGAGGTTGAACAATCCGTCATCACCGATGTCAGGAAACCTGGCGAGGACCTTCGACACGTACCGAGGGTCATCCTTGCCCCACCGACGCTCAGCGTCCTCAACCCACTCCTTCTGGAGCAGGTTGTCCTTCGCCTTCTGAGGCACCTCCTCACCCGTGAAGTTGGGTGTGTCGAAGGCCGAGATGGTGATGAGGTTCCACTTCCGTTCCGAGGGCGGGAGCTTCTCCTCATCACGCCAAATCTTCGCCATGTACGAGTTCGGATCATCCGGGTTCGCGATGGCAAGGATGCGCGCGTGCTTGTTCGTGGTGATGGTCTCGACAGAGGTGAAGATGTTCTCCGCCACGCCACCGGCCTCATCAACAACGGCGAGGACGTAGGTGGAGTGGAACCCCTGGAAGGTGGACTCATCATAGTCCGCCGGTTTCCGCCCGAACGCAGTGGCCGTCTTGAACCCGGGGAAGGTCCACTCCGCCTTCCCGGTGATACGCCCTGGCATGTTGGCCTTGCTCTGGAGGTCCTCGACATAGGCCCACATGACGTTCTTCACCTGGTTCCACGAGGGCGCCGTAGTGATCACACGGGTCTCCGTGGGGTCATGCGGATGAACATCGAGCCACCACCCGATGGCGCGGGAAGCGGTGTGACTTTTACCACTTGCGTGACATGAAGCGACAAGGGTGCGTTTGTTGTCCCTGAGAGACTGCATAACCTCCCGTTGTTTGGACCACAGATGATCACCAAGCCGGTCCTTGGCCCAGAGAACAGGGTCCTCCCGCATTGCCCGCTCATGAGAGCGCGTGCCGAACTGATCTGCGACAGCCCGGAAGTCTATCTTCTCCGCCATCGGTCCTCCTTTGAGACAAGTCTATAAAAACAGGATCGCCCATCTGGCGGAACCGAAAACACCAGATGGGCGAGAGCCGAAAGGCTAAGCGCTCCAGGGGCCGCCGAAGCGGGTCGCAACCCCCTGCCTGCATGGATAATAGTAGCACATCCTAGAGGCCCGTTAACCACTCAGAGTATGTTATTGCTCACACTCAGATGGTCATATCAGCCTTGGGCTCCTCCAAGATGCTCGCCGAGCTGGAGGTGGCGTCGGCGAGCCACTCCTCCCGGTGCGCTTCGAGCTGCTTCTGCCCCCGTTTTGTAAGAAGGGGGAACAAATGCTGCTCCATGTTGTTCTGGACGGACTCGACAAAGGCGACGATGATCGGTATCTGCTGCTGCTGAATCAGTTTGATCTCCGCCTCGACCTTTGTCTTCTTGAGGCCGGCCAGATCACTGACGGCTTCAATAGTCGCCAGCGCCGTCTTGATGTTGTCCGGATTGGCCGCCAACGGGTTCTCGATGACGGAGTCCCAAAGCGCGTCGAGTAACTTCTCAAGGCGCGTGAGCTGCTTCATGAGCTGGGCGTGCTCGGAGAGCGACTCCTGGCTGGAGTAGTAGTTCTCCTCGATGCGGAAGACCTCGGCCTCCGAGAGACGAAACCGCTCCGCCACCTCACTGCGCGGCTTGCCCCTCAGCAGAGCTCGAATGACTAGGCTCTTCTTCTGAAGATCAATCGCCTTTTGCTCTTCAGGTGTACGTTCCATTGAGAATTCCTATCACGCGCCACTGAGAACCGAATACGTAGCAGGCCCAGAAGCCCAGCAACTCATCCACCGACTCGGCCCCCAGCCCTCTGCCATAAGCGTACGACAGGGCGCTGAGTGCCGGAACCGAACGATCCTTCATCAGTCATCCAGATCAAGGAGCAGCTTCATCTGCTCGGACTCATCGGAGACCTCCTTGAGGAACGCGGCGAATATGGCCTCGTCGCGCATCCCCTTCACCTCCGACCCGACGAAGTATCCGAGTCCACCCGACAGAACACAGGCCGCGAGAACTGAGAATGTCCACAACATCACTGATCATCCCCGTACTCGTCCGCGATCATGACGAACGCCACGATCATGAGGAAACCTACAACGAAAATCACTCGTACCAGAGCTCCCACCTCTTGGCCTTCTTGTTCTGAACCTCAAACGTCAGCAGTGCTGGATCAGTGGCGTCCCCAGTGCGGTTCGTAAACCATGACGAGCCATTGTCAGCAGTCGGGCAGCCGATGATGAACTTGTTATCTCCCACGAGCGACACGCCGAAGTTGTGGAAGTGCCCGTGGACCAGGATCGAGGCCTCGTGGAGGCCACTGCGGTGCCCGAAGGCGAGGTCCCTGAACCATGACGGAATCTTCGCCTGAGAGCCCGCCAGATGACCATGCGTGAAGCCGACGGCGGTCCCGTCAGCGGTCTCCACCGTGACCGCCTCCTCCCACTTCTGAGGCTTGGCGAAGTTCACATGGCTGAACGGCTCCCGGCCCGACATGATCGCCTGGATGGTGTCCGAAATCAGGAGCCCGAAATCGTCATCCGGCGAACTGGCCCGGTTGTCGTTGCCTTTACCCGTTCGCACAGCGCAATGGTTAGAGGGAATCGACACGTAGGTCATTCGGGTGCACAGCGGGGCCAGCATGGCGACCGCCTCGGCCATCAGACGCTGGGCGACACGAATCTGGTCCGTGAGCGACAGGTCATTGGTCTGCTGCTGAGCAGTGACATTCCAGAAGCCTTCGCAGACATCGCCTACGTCAGCAACGATGATCTCCTCGTAGGAACCCTCGGCCTGAATCCACTCGGTGATCCGCTTGAGCGTGGTCATGACGCGGTTCACGGTTTCCTGCGTCCCACCGAGACTATCCGACTTACCCACCTGGAAGTCCGACAGGCACACGACCAGGGTCTTGGGCCGGCCCTCCTCGACCTTGGGCGCCACCGAGAGCACGGCCCGGTCGAACACCTTCTCCAGTTCCTCGTAGGAGGCCTCTCGGACGTCCTCAGCAACGGCGACAGCGGGGTTGTAGGTGACTCGCTCGTACGAGCCGTCCTCCAGCCTCACGGTCCGCCTGCGCTGCGTGATGGCGTTGACCGGGATGTCGAAGAACTCGTCCCTGTCCTGCTCGACAGGGAGCCTGAGTGCCCTCTGAAGGGCCTGCTTGTGTCTCCTGATGGTGGTCTCGTGAACGTCGAACACACGACCCAGCGCAACGTTCGACATGCGCTCCCTACGGGGCTTCTGCGCCTCCTCCAGGATGGCCCTGTCGATCTTCTCGTTCAGGTCGTCCTCCAGGTTTCGAGCCATCAGTCGTCCTCCTCGCCTGGAGTTTTGGCCTGGAGGAACAGGTTGGAGAAGCGGTCGTAGCCCCCGGCCAGAAGAAGCTCCTCGTCGATCTCCGTGCCCTTCAGCGCGGGACGTACCGGCTTCTTCTCCGTCGTGCGCTTGGCCTTCTCCTTGGGCTTGGGCTTTTTCTTGGGCTCGACACGGGCGGGGGGTTCATCGCCGAAAACGACGTCCTCCTTGGGCTCGACAACGGAGATGGCCGTGCGGAGAACGTCGTCGATGCTGATGTCGAAGCCCGGAGTACTGACGATGCGAACGAGGTCGATCAGCGTGACCTTGCCCGAGCGGAAGTGATTGTGGATCGTCTGCTGGGCCTTGAACCCGAAGACCTGTGGGTACTGAGCCTGGATGACCCCTTCGAGCCTGATGCGCTTCCTGAGGAGCTCTGCGGCGTACTTGGCTCGTTCGACGACGAGCCCATCCTCCTGGTAGCGGGCCCGCTCGGCCCGCTGATCCTTGCCTGCTACGAATGGCATGTCGGTTCCCTTTCTAAGTGTCCGTTGGTCCCAACCGGATGTCGCAGGTAGAACTGTACCACATCTCCCGCATCAGGCGACGACAGGGCTGAGAGATTTCTGTGTTCTTGCACACACTACCGACCGATCGGTTGAATACATGATGTAGAAGTCAAGTTTTCTTGACATATAGAAATTTACACCTGTTCATTTTCGGGTGCCAGAACCTGAAAATTGAAAACTCAGGTCTAAGGTCCTAGAGGCCCTCTCCGGCACTACATTATGTATTCGACCAATCGGTAAATACCCGGGGAGGACCGACACGGACTTTTGACTTGAGGCGACAGGGAAAGCAGGCGGCGGGAGAAGTAATGTAGGTACGTACCTACTTTTACTCCTGAAATCTCCTATAACATCAATAATATAATATTGTATATAGTATATATTTTATGTATAGTAATATATGAAGTTAGTATAATTTTCTACGTAAAATCTCTTCTCTAGAGTATACATTTCTATATTTTAGGTATACAACACTATATCTATCTCATACTTTTCTATGTACGGGGTACAAATGTATATCATAGGGTCCCTCGTGTGTGCGCGCGTGCGCGCGTAGGAGCCTGCCCGTGTCGCACCTCACGTTGCACCTGTCGCCAGGCCGTGCTAGGGTTGCACCTGTCGGTCAACCGGATGTCGCCATCACTAGACCGACACCAAGCTTCGACACCGAGAGGAACCACCAAATGGCACGCAAGACCCGCCCCGTCCACTGCTGGGGCATCGTCAAGAGGGACTTCGTCGAGATCAAGGGCTTCGGCGACTGCCGGGTCCTGTCGAACCCCAAGCGTCTGTCGGAGGACTTCGACATCGTCCAGTTCTGGGTCAAGACCCCTTGCTGCCAGCTCTACCACGTCAGCTTGCCCGAGGACTCGTACCTCAACGCCGTCGAGTTCATCGATGATGACGATGAGGAGTTCACCGAGGAGATTGAGCGCGTCATGGTCTGCGAGCTCCGCAAGGGCGACAAGTTCTACTTCGGTCGTAAGCTGGTCACGTACCTCGGGAGAACCGGGATCGGACGTCACGGGGTCAAGTCGATGACGGGCCGTGAGTTCAACAACATGAAACTCAGCTCGTTCATGGTCGTCAAGCGCGTCAGGAAGGTCCGCGTCATCAAGACCAAGCCCCTGTCGTTCACGGAGTTCGCCCTGTCGTCCTACGAGAGGGCCCTTGAGCGGCTTGCTGTGGCCGTTTCCCGGTTCCAGCTCGACCCTGCCCGTGTCGAGGTCCAGAAGCCCATCAAGAGGGCTGAGAATGCCCCAATCATCACCATTGAGGATGTTCCTTCCCCCGCTCCTGTCGCCCCGAAGAGCGAGGCCTGTGCCTGCAAGTGCGACGAGGACTGCGATCGCTCATACTGCGTCGAGCCCGCAGAGCCGCGCATCACGGTCAAGGAGATGGACCTCAGTGACATCGAGCGGGGAAAGGTCTTCGGTGTCGAGCCCGACAACATTCAAACAGGCCATTACGACGATCATGTACTGACCTGCTCCGACGTTATCGCAGAGCTCGAAGAGGTGCGCCTGCACGAGGGCGATCTGCCCGTGTCGATCATGAATCCCGAGGACGGCTTCGGGCGAGTCAATGTCAGTGGCTCGATGCTCGAATACCTTTACAAGCACGGAGAAACTTATTGGGGTTCCCGGACCTGGGACACGCAGCCCCAGCCCAAGAGCCCTGCTAAGAGTGAGCACGTCGTCAGTCTTTGGTGATCAGCACTGGCGTTGTAGAACGCCCTTGATGCCGGCCACGATCGCCGAGCGCATGCCCTTCTGGGCTGCTCTGACGTACTGGGTCTGATCGTCAAGGATGTGGGCGACCACGGGCTTGTTCGAGGCCCGCAGGTCGTTCACAACGTTCGCAGGAGCGTCCCACTGCATCGACAGGAAGTCCAACGGCCCTGTCGAGCTCTTGAAGGCGTCGTACCAAGGCTTCGTGGTGTCAGCAGAGTATGCGTAGCCCCAAGCTCCGCAACCCTCGGCCTTCGCCTGCTCGAACAGCCAGTTAGAATCACCGTAGTACTTGATCACGATCTGCGCGGGAGTCACGTTCCTGTCGGTGATGTACTTCAGCAAGCGCTTCCACTCACCGGCCCGGTACTTCGGGTCGATGACCAGGCAGTGAGTCTGCCCGTATCTGTCGAGCAGCCAGTCCAGACGCGCCGGGATTTTGTCCGCCGGCACAGCGGCCTTGATCTCCTCCCACGTCATGGTGTGCGGATCGGTCGCAGGGCCGCCCAACGACTCGAAGGTCGCGTTGTGCAGGCCGAACCAGACGCCGTCCTTCGACTCGTTGCAGGAGAACTCCAGAGCGTCCACTCCGAACGACACGGACTGCGTGTAGGCATTCTCGGTGTGCTCCACCCACGACCGGCTGCCACCCCTGTGGGCCACGAAGAACCCGTCCGTGTTCTCCCCGCCGTTCTGAGCGGTTCGGTCCCTGTCGATGAGCTCCTGCCAGGTCGCCAGACCCCTCGGCATCGCGGCCATCGACAAGGTGCCTTTCTCTTGGCCGTCCTGGCCGACCACTGTCAGCGCCGCGTAGTGGTCCCGGATCGTGTCGTCCGCACCAATGATGTACCAGTTCTCGTGCTTCTCAGCGGTCGGGGGCGTGGGGTCCAGCCCCTCGGCCGTGAATGGCCAGACGGCTACACAAGTCTGGATAGAGGCCTCGGTGAAGGCGTAGTCCTTGTCGGCCCACCCCACAAGAATCGAGCTCGACGAGTTCGGGGCGGGCTGAACCGTCTTCTGCCCGTCATCGATCGTCTGAATGGCGCCCTCGAACTGCCTGGCGTGATCGCCGGAGGTGTAATGCTGGAGCGACACGAGCAGGTGCGGCTTGTTCTGCTTGGCGACAGCCGTCTTGATCTGATTGCTGTTCAGCGTGTTGATCGTCGTGCCGTCGGAGAAGTTGAAGGTCTTCACAACTTTACCGTCGAGCACCAGGACGGTGGCAAGCTGCCGGCCGGTGTAGGAGGAACGGGGGTCTCCGACGGCAAGGGGCTGCGAGAACTCCTCGACATCATCGACCTTCTTCGCCCACACGCCCAGGCTTCGGCTGGCCACCCCAGTGGCCTGGTTGCCGTGCCAGCCCGAGTTCGGAGCGGTGATGAATGCGGGGACGCCCTGGCTTCCGAACTGGCCTCCCTGGATTATGACTACCCAGTCGTCGTGCGCAACGCCCTTCTCGCCCGAGGTGAGCAACGACACCGGGGCGGGCTGCCTCGCCGTACCGCCGGTCACCTCGATCTGCTTGACCCACGCCGGAACTGCCATCAGTTGCTCCTCCGGACGATGACCGTGCCAGGCTTGGTTCCCGCTGGCACGGCCTCTGTCGGGCCGAGCACCAGAACCGTCGCCCCTGTCGCAGCCCCACCACCAGGCTTGTTCTCCAGCGCGGTGATTCGCGTGGTGTGGTCCCCGACCGTGGTCTCCAGGTTTGTGACCTTGTCCCCCACCCCGCTCATTAGGGCCTTGGTGGAGGCGATCTCGGACGTAATAGCAGTGATCCTCGCCTCAAGATAGGTCTTGAGCTCGTTGATCTTCTGGTTGAGCGTCTCCTCGGTAACTCCACCGCCGGGCTGAGCCGGGGTGAGCAGCGGCTTCTCGACCGAGGTCATCAGCAGGTCCATGGCGTAGACGCCTTGAAGGTCCTTGCAGGTGTATTTCACGGTCCAGTTCGGCCAGACCTCGATCATCGACCCGTCCGAAGTCCAGTTGTCCCCGTCCTTCTTGACGACCAGAACACTCGCCCGCTCCAACTTCCCGTAGGTTTGCGGCAACGTTGCGATGTGCGTGTTCATCGCCGCTGGCTTCGGCAGCGCCCGCCACTCATCGCCCTTCTTCCTGAAGAACATCGTGGCTCCGACGACACGGTACTGGTACTGCCCGGCACCGACCTGGCCCGTCTCGATGTCCTTCCAGCCCGTGTCGCCCGCCTGCACGCCACCACCATGGCCGCCAGGAGCGGCGGGCTTGTCCTCAAGGGCCTTCACCCGGGTCTTCAGGTCAGCGACATCCGTCTTGTTGGCGCTGATGACGCTCCAGCGCCTCGCATCGGCGTCCGCGTTGTCCTTCAGGCCCTTCTCCAGCGCCTCCTTGGCCGCAGCCAGGTCGCCCTTGGCTGCATAGGTGGCGGCTGCATCAGAGGCCTTCAGGAGCCCCTCCAGCGCCGCCTTGGGGGCGTAGGTCGCAGCGGCGTCCGTGGACTTCAGAAGGCCGTCCAGAGCGCTCTTGAGGGCGTATTTCGCGTTGACCTCCTGCTTGTACGCCTCGATGCGGGCCTCGATGCGGGCGTTGGCAAGATCAGGAACCTCGTTCCGCAGCGTGTTGAGCGCCTGCGTCTGCTCGTCATTGTCGATGAAACGCGCTTCCGCTCCGTCAACCGTGTAACTTGTGGCCTTCCCCACGAACTGCTTAGCCATTCCTCAGCCCTCCGGCGTGCCCTGCGGCACAGTCTTATCCTTGTACGTCACTGTTCCGTCACCGTTGTCGATCATCTCGACCTCATTGCCATCCCCGCCACCTGGGGGTTGCGCTTTCAGCTCGTCGATCGCCTTCTTGTTGTCCGCGATCTCGGTCCTCAGTCCATTCAAAGCCTGAGTGAGGTTCTCGACACGCGCCGTGAGCCCAGCAAGGTCCCCCGCGGGCGGTGTCGGACCGGGCAGCGCCGGGTCAGCGGCTCCCGCACCCCCTGCGGCGGGCCTCTGGCGGGCGAACGGGTTGGCCAGCATGCCGTCTCCGTTCGTCAGGACGCTCGCGACGTCCACCACCGTGCCCTGTCGAAGCGCCAGATCGCCCTGGAGCAGGTACGTCCCGCTCGCGACGACGTCGATGTGCCAGAGCCACTGCCCAGCAGGTGTCACTCCCGCCCCGGGGGCGATCAGATCGATGTAATTCTTGCCTGTAGCCGGGTCGTAGAGCGCCCCGGACGGATCGACCCCCACCTCAATCCTGCGCTCGATGTAGGCCGTGCCGTAGGAGACGACATAGGGCCCGTAGGTGAAGACGACTGTGACGTCGCCGGCCGGGCGCATGTCGTCCGGTGTGAGAATCTGCCCCACGACCCTCGCATAGGGTGCCTGGGGCGGCTCAGTGCCTAGCATCGCAGACTCCTGAAGTCAAGATTGTATTACTCACTCGCAGTCTATCGCCCCGCCTCCCCGGATGGGTCTATACTGGAGTCGTCCACGCAACCGAAAGGATTTGATATGCAATCTGTTCTTAAGACCGCTGATGACCTGTGGATCGGCGACCTCATCATCTACACGAACACACTCCACGTCGTGAGTGAGCAGCGTCTCACCGTCGATGGCGAGCACGTCGCCAGCCTGCTCATCAAGCCTTATCTCAGTGACGGGCCACTCACCCGCATCGAGGTCCTCCGCAACCCCGGCTACCGGTTCCGGTGTGTCACCGTCCCGATCTTCGCCGTCGAGCCCTGCGACGACAAGATGTGTGATGTTATGGCTGTCGCCGTCTATACCGGTGCTCACAAGGCGATCGTCGCCGACTACGTGGGTTCCTCGGTCCGCAGCGACGGTTCGCTCCCCCTGGAGAATGGTGACATCGCCCACTACGGCGACGTGATCGCTCTCATAAACAACGGCACCGCTTTCGAGCACCGCCTCGTCGATAAGTACGCGCTTGCGAAGCACGCTCGTCTCATCACCATCGACACAGAGGCGGGCTGATGTACTCCCACGAGGACAAGGACAGGTTCGCGACCACGATCACACTGATCGCAACCGTGCCCTTCGTCAGTCTATTCATTCTCGCCATGATCGAAATCATCGTAAGCGTGTAAGGGGAACCTGTGCTTACCATCTACACCCAGCCCAACTGCCAGCAGTGCCGAATGACCAAGATGTACGCCGACAAGATGGGCGTCCCCTACGTCGAGCGGGCCCTCGCCGACAGCCCCGACATCCTCGCCAAGGCCGTTCAGGCCGGCTATACTGCGGCCCCTGTCGTCGTTGACGACCACGGCAACATCTGGGGCGGCTACAACCCCTCCAAGATTCGAGGCCGTCACGCCGCCAAGTGACAAAAAGAAGAAGAAGCCCCCGAGGTCCTCAAAGACCTCGGGGGCTTCCTCCGACCCAACACACTCCCAGAAAGGAAGAGCTCTAGTATATCACGCCTTCTCGGGGCCATCCCCGGCGCCGTAGCGAACAGGGTCGATCACGGTCGGGCGCTCCAGCTCGCCGTCCTGCGTCACCGCAGCGGCCTCGTCCTTCGGGGTGGAATATGAGACGAAGTACCGGGCGATGAGCAAGAACACGACACCGGCGACCTGGGTGATGGAGTCCAGGTACTGCGCGGCATCATCCGCCTTGACGATCCCCAGTACGGTGAGCAGTGTCATAACCGCCGCGACAACACCGTAGGCGGCCTTGCGGACCTCGGGCTTCTGAATCGTGGTGAGCATTCTCACTTTCCCTTCTTGATCGCCTCAACGAGCTCCTTGATGAGCCCGTTGGTCTCCTTCTGCGCCGCGACGGCCTGAGTCAGGAGCAGCCTATTCTGCTCCACGCCCCAGATCACATCCCCGGCCTGTCGCTCATTCGCCTTGCCGTACCGCAGCTCCCCGCGAACCGCGTTGATCGCGTTCACAATGTCATCGCCGTTGGCCATGATGATCCTCTCCACTTCGTCCATTGTCGAACCACCGCTGGGGCGCTCGGAGTACCACCAGCTGTTGACGTGCTGGAGCAGGCTCTCGCCATAGCCCCAGTACTGATCACTCTCATTGCCACAGTTGTACCGGCTGCCGGCCCTCCGGATGCTGTCGGCGCTGTAGTCGCCCCCGAGGTAGTCCCTCAGGATCGACAGCCCCACAACGCTCGACTCGTGCGGGTCCCACCACGCCCTGTCGGGCTCATTGATGAAGTACCCGTTGTACGTCACCTGCGTCGGACCCACACCATTGCTGGTCTCCCAGTCCAGTACCGCAGGCAGGAAATGGTTCAGGAAGTTCTCCCTCGTCACCTCGCCCCAGCCCGAGCACGCACCGCCCACATCATGCCCGTAGACGTTCGTGCAGTTGCTCTCCTGGTCGGCCAGGCCCAGCGCCACCGCCCAGTGCAGCCCCACGTCGTCCGCGGCCCTCAGCACCGCCGCCTGAACGCTCTCGCCCGTACCCTGCGGGGCCGGCGCGGGCGCTGCTGTGGAGCCATCAGTGCCGCCGGTGAGCGGGCTGGGGTTGTCCCTGCGCCTGAGTGCGTGAGTCCACGCGGCCTGCTGGGTGTACGGATGGTCGTTGTACGCGATAATGCGAACCTCGTCACCCGTCTGGTCGCCCTCCCAGCCGTCGATGCTGCCGTCCTCAGCGATCCACGCCTCGGCCAGCAGCGCCCCGTCGCTGCCGGGCCCGGAACCGCCGTTGATGATCATCGCCACGTGGCCCCGACCACCGCTTGCGCCCTCCGACAGCACGATATCGCCCGCGTACCACCCCCCGTCAGGTACATTACCCGTCCACGAGTCGCTGATATCGGCGAAGTTCCGCTCCAGGGCGTACTCCCGGATGTTCCCGGTCCACGTATCGCGCGGGAAGTACCCCACCGTGAACGGTTCGCCCCACTCATGATGCGCGGCGATGTTGTAGCACCCCGACACCAGCGCGGAGCAGTCCGCGTTGGCCGGGGACCTGACCAGCCAGCCGTCCCAGTCGCTCCTGTCGTAGAACGTCCACCTGTCGGGCTGGCTGTACCCCACGTCCGCCATCGCGTAATATCGCGCGCAGGCGGCTGCGTAGTGCGCCACGTTGCCCATACGACCTCCTTCCGTCGTCGTGATCCAAGCGTAACCGGTCCGGGTCTTGACGCGTGCCCGAGCTCGTCCTACGCTGGTAGCACCAACCGAAGGAGCCGCCGTGGAAGAGACAGTACCCGTCTGGCACATCCTCACAGGGGATCGTATCCGCCTCGCCGGCAACGCGGTCGTCGGCCTCCAGGCCCGCCTCATGCTCCAGCGTGGACTCACCGCAACCAACGACACGAAGGGAATTCTCTAATGACCATCATCAAGCAAGTCCGAAACTGCCGAGTCGGCGACATCATCCGCTTCAAGAACAAGGAGAGCCGACTCATCACTCGGATCGACTACAACCCGCACAAGAGCGAGCCCTACGCCATCCGCACCGTCGATCTCCACGACGAGTGCCGCACCCGGCTCAACACCTACACCGCCCTCGACCCCGTCATCATCGAGACCACCCAGGAGGCTCTTCTCTGATGCGCACCGAGCTCGTATTCCCCAGCCAGGTCGAGCCGAACGACCGTCTTCTCATCGATGATCAGGTCCTCCGTGTCGTGCTCACCATGCCCGTCGGCATGATCCAGACCCAGATCGACTACCTCGACGAGTCCGAACGACCTGGCACTCTCGTAGTTGGACCCCTCGACGTCCTCAGCCGGGAGGTGCACAAGTGATCGACAACCAGTACGAATGCCTCCTAAAGGACGTCCTTCTGAACGGCTCCTCACGACAGGACCGCACAGGCGTCGGCACCCGCTCCGTCTTCGGCCGCCAGCTCCGCTACAACCTTCAGGCGGGGTTCCCCCGGATCACCACCAAGTTCGTCCCCATGAAGCCCATCAAGGCCGAGCTCCTCTGGTTCCTCCGTGGTGAGACCAGCATCAACTGGCTCCGAATGCTCGGGGTTTCGATCTGGGACGACTGGGCCGACGAGAATGATTCGGTCGGACCCCTCTATGGGGCGCAATGGCGCTCCTGGATCGACAACGACGGTATGGCTCATGACCAGATCAAGGCGCTGATTCACGGCTTAAGGGAGGACCCGCACTCCCGCAGGCACCTCGTGTCGGCCTGGAACGTCGGTGATCTCTCCGACATGGCCCTGGCCCCCTGCCATGCCTTCTTCCAGTGCTACGTCTCGAACGACGGTCGTCTGAGCTTGCAGGTCTACCAGCGCTCCGCCGACCTCTTCCTCGGGGTCCCGTTCAATATCGCATCCTACGCCCTTCTGCTGAACATGCTCGCTCAGCAGACCGGCTACTCACCCGGCGACCTCCTCTGGACCGGTGGGGACTGCCACATCTACGACAACCACGTCGATCAGGTGAAGGAGCAGCTGGAGCGCCCGGTGCTCCCGTTCCCCCGCTTGCGGCTCCATCGGCGTGAATCGATCGACGACTACCGCATGTCTGACATCGACGCCTCCGAGGGTTACGTCCACGGCCCCGCCATCAAGGCCCCCGTCGCCGTGTGACGATCCCGACACGGACCTTGACCTTGACCTCGGGCCCGTGTCGGACCTATGCTGAGACCACCAACAATCTGAAAGGAACCAATCATGATCCGAATTCGAGTCGAGCGCCTGATTGCCAGAGACGTCGTCCTCTACGGCAACTCCTCCTGGCGCATCCTGTCGATCGGGAAGTCCACCAGTCCGACCAAGCTGGACCTCTGCATGGAGCACGTCCACGGCGATGACCACCGATCCTCGTCCCTTCGGGCGACCGTCGAGCGGGACCGCGTCCTCCAAGCCATCCGCCTCGTCTGAGCCCCTCAAGTCTCAAATCACAGCCACCAAGAAAGAAAACCATCATGTCCTACCCGAGGACCTTCGACGACCTCAAGCCGAGTCAGCGCGTCTCCGATCCCATTGTCACCATCGACTACGACCTCCTCGATGATCTCCCCTCCGAGGCCCGCGAGGCGATCCTGAAGGCCGTCGCCGTCATGGAGCGCTTCAGCGACGACCCTTCGCCCCGCAAGGACGTCGTCGCCTACCGCCGTCCGCTCACTGGCTCCGAAGCCGACAAGGTTCTGAGGATCGCTCAGGACGATTGGATCCGATGCCTCGAGAACTACGACAGAGCCCTGGAGGACCCCCAGCAGTTCTCCCCGTGTCTGCTCAGCGAGATCAACGACTGGGCCATCAAGGAGGATCGTCCCCCGATCGCCTCCGATCAGGACCGGCTCTGATCATTCTCCAACCAGCACCGCCCCTGTCGTTTCATGTTGAGCCTGGCGACAGGGGCGGTGTCGTGCCTGAGCCCGAATGCACAAGCCTAGCACACTCCAAATGTTACGAACGCGTTACGACAGGCGGGCGTGGTTGATCTCTGAGCGGAACAGGCCTATACTCATTTATAGAAAGGAGGGCCGAGTAGCAAGGGCCGACAGGGCCGGAACAGGGTTCGTTGACAACTCCATAGTGTTGAAATCCGGCGGAAAGGTCGGTGCGGGGCTTATGGGTGCCCCTCCCCCGTGCGGGTTTGCGGGGTCGCACCCCCTCCTCCGGCCCCGTTGTCGGTAGCAACCGATTTCCTTCGCCTCGGAAATCGGCCTCGCGCCGTGTGATTTCTGTCTCGTTATCACTGTTAAGATCGCAACCTCGGGTGGTCCTGACGACAGGGCTGTGAGGGCCACTCCGGCTTCCGGGCCTGTGCTCCGTGCTTCCTCGCTCGTGCTGTGTCGTGTGCAGGGGGCCTCATGCGCTGTAAGCCATTCTGAGGCCCTCTGAGGCCCTCTCCAGTGTCCTGCACTGGCCAGGGGCTGAAATCGTCTCAGAATGGCTCTCAGGGCCTCTCAGGGGCATCTGGGGCGGGACGGTAGCCGGGTGCGACAGGACCGGGGTGCCCGTACCCGGTGGCGGTGCGTCCCTCCGGGGCCCGACACGGGCTGATGACGCTTCGACACGGGCGGAGGATTCATGCTGTTCACTCGTCTTGTTCTCACTCGTGTGTTCGAACGAGCGAACGACCGATCATGTGCCGACACGGGCGGGGGATGCACCCTCACACACGATATACCCTATGATACACAATTGTATAGATCATACTCAGAATGTATACTATTATGATACTTTATTATACTAATATAGTACTAATGTATAGTACAATAATGTATACCGTGTATGCTTAATTTATACTACTATGATTATATTCTATATATATTATTTATATAATATACAAATATATACTATATAGTACGAGTACTTTAAATATGACTGAGGAGTCATATTTGGGTCGATTTCGTACCTACATTCCCCTCCCGAACATACGTATCTATACATCCCTGCCGCTTCCTCACCAACACCTTTCGGTGCCGTTCCCGGCGTGTCGTACTCCTCGGGTACCCTCCTCGGGATGTACCTACATCTCCCCGTCCGTGTCGTCCCGATCATCCTCAGCTTGTGCATACAAGTTGTTCTACATAGGACCTTGGTCCCAATCCTGTCCTCGTCCGTGTCGTCACTGGATAGATGATCTACATAGGACCTTGGTCCCGAGAGGCTGGTGCACAGAGGTCAGAGGTCTTTGTCGAAAGGTGTGTCATGATACCTGTGGCGTGTGAGCGGGGGCACAGGAGAGGGGCTTGACGGGGACGACATGATGTAGGAGAGTGGGGGTGCCGGAAAGGGAGGGGCCCTACCCGGTAGCAGGAGGAGGACCATGAACCGGGACGAGGCGCTGATGAGGGTGCGGGAGAGAGCCGGCGGGGGTGCCGGGGCCCGTGATCATGCGGGCCATCGAGATGCTGATGCTGAGCGGAGAGGAGGACGAGCGGTGATACTGCGGGGCGGTGTCGAGGTTGAGCTCGATGACGTGCGGGCCGTTGTCGAGGCGATGAGCACGGACGAGGAGGACGAACTGTATATGTTGCAGTGGACCGAGATGTTGTCGTGGCTGAGGATGGCGACGACGGTGACGGGGCGGCTCGGGGGTTCGATGAGGAGGCTGCCCGACGAGACGCCCGATGGGGAGACATGGACTGTGATGAAGGACACAGAGTGAGAGGTTGACCGAACGACATGATGTAGTTAGAGTAGACACCGACAACAGCGAGAGGGCTTGTCGCAGAGCCCGGAACGGAAGGAACCGAAGATGAGCAGCAGGACGCAGTGGACCGGACGGGTCGTGACCGACATGCGGGGCGATGCGGGGACGGTTGTGCTGGACGATGAGAGCACGGCGCGTGTCGTGCTCGAGGACTGGCTGCACGACTACTACGAGATCGATGACGACGAGGCGGAACGCTTGAGCGAGCACTTGTGTGCGCAAGTGCTGACTGCGGAGGCCCGTGAGTACGCGAGCGGGTTGTTCGGTCTGTCGGTTGGGCTCGATGGCGAGTGGTCCGCAGAGCGCAGCGCCAAGGCGATCTACGAGTACATGCGGGATCGAGGCGAGCCGGTGACGATGAGCCGCACCGCGGTGTCGCTCGGGGCGGCGAGCCTGGCACTGGGCGACGACCGCGGGGAGAGCGGTGATGAGGCGCTGGCCGGGGCGTGGTGGAAGTGCGGCTACGACGGTGAGGGTTGGATCACCGATGAGGCCGACGTCGCGATCGCAGCAGAGTACCTCTATGCCGCTGCACACAACGAGAACTGAACGAACATACTTACGAAAGGCGAAGGGGGAGGGATCATGGGGACAACGATGATTGCGGACGCGGTTGAGGAGATGCTCAGTGCGCTGAAGTGGACCAATGAGGCGAACGCGCTCGGAGACGTCGAGTGCAACTGGAGCGCGGACGACACGAATGGATGGTTGACGATGGGTACGGTCCGTGTCGAGTGGCTGCGCGACGCATACGGCGACGGGCAAGAGGATTGGATCGCGGTGAATGTGTTGGTGGACGGTGCGCCTTTCGACACGGATGGGTACTCGCACCTCGATGAGGCCGTGAAGGACGCGGCGCGCACGACGATGGAGTGGCAGCGCTACTGCGCCAATGAGATTCGTGGCGGTGTCGTGGAGTGGCTGGAGGATCGCGGAGAGGCCTACAACCTTGACGGCTCGCAGGGCGCGCTCGACTCCTGGACCATCACGTGGGGCGACGTGATGGTGCTGGGCGACTACGACGATGACGGCGCGTTCGCGTGGTCGGTGTTGAACCCCGAGAGCAGGGACTGCCTCAACGGTGATGCTTCGGATGACGCGGATGTGGTGATCGATGCGATGGCCGAGTGCGCAAGGGACTCGATGGTTGATGCATGGGTTGAGACCGTGGCCGTGGAGACAGCGGAGGACAGCTGGGCTGTGCGAACCTCAATGGACCAGATGACCATGTACATGCACTCATTGATCGCGTATGGCACGAGCCGTAGGGCGTACTACGAGCCGACGGGCTACGAAGAGGGGCGGATCGAACTGGAGTACCGCGCCCGCGGTAGCGAATGGCGCCTGTTCGAGGAGCACTTGCCCGAGGATGAGGAGGACGTCCGCAGGATGGCTGGCGAGGCGTACGCGTGGGTCAAGGCGGTCGATGCGTGATGAGCATCGAGCCGGTCGAGGCTCAGGAACGCGCCGTCCGTGGCTTGGTGGCTGCGGGCGGCACGGGCCTTGTGAGCGCGGGAACGGGTTGCGGCAAGACGCTCATGTCGCTGTGGACTATCGACAGGACGGCACGACAGGAGGGTATTGAGCTCAGCGATTTGTCGATTCTCGTGGTGGCGCCGCTGCGCACGGAGAGCGGATGGCGTCGTGCGGTGAGTCAGGTCTGGCCCGGCGGTGAGATGGAGTTCAGGACGCTGAGCAAGCGGAGGAAAGCCGAACGCGAGGCGTTGGAGAGGTTGTCAAACGGTGAGAAGCCCCGGGGCGTGTCGTTCATCGGCTGGGAACTACTGGCCTCGGTGTCGAAGAGGAAGGGCTACGACGCGCGCGCGGGACGTGTGAAGAGCAAGGCGACGACACGAGTGCTCGGAGGGGTCGAATTCGATTGGGTCATCGGTGATGAGATTCACCGTGCCTGTAATTTCAGGACGGTCACGTCGCAAGTGCTGTGCAAGGTGAAGGCGAAGCACCGCCTTGCGTTGAGCGCTACGCCGGCGGGCGGCCAGCCCGTGAATATTTATGGTGCGCTGAAATTTTTGTGGCCCCGCAAATATCCTGGATTCACGCGGTTCGCCAACAGTTTTTTCGTGAGCGAGCCGAACTACTTCGGTGGGCCGTACTCGGTGGCCTACGGCGCGGAGAAGCGGCCGGGGCTTCTGTCGAAAGAGCATAGGGCGCGAGGCGAGTGGCAGGATATGCGGATTGAGGACGTCGCCGGCGAGCTTCCGCCTGTGGATATTCGCCGCGTGGATTGCGCGATGACCGCAGAGCAGCGCAGGCAGTACATGCAGCTGCGCGATGAGGCGGTAGCGTGGATGGGTGATCGCCCCGCCGTCGTCGGCCTTCCGGTTACGCGCGATATGAGGCTCAGGCAGGCGACGCTCGGGCAGATGCGCGTGCGCCCCGTGCATGGCGGTGAGGACGAGTGGTTCTTCGACGCGTGTTCGCGCAGCGGCAAGATCACGGCGCTGTTGGACATTCTGCGTGACCTTGGCGATGAGAAAGTCGTCGTCTACTCACCGTCGAAGAAATTTCAAGAACCGCTTGTTGCGCAGCTTGAGAAGGCTGGCCACTCGTGCGTGCGTGTTGACGGCGAGCACAAGGAAGAGTGGACGAGCTTCCTCGCCGACAACGGACCGCAGGTTCTGTGCGCAGTGATCCCCGCTGTAGCCGAGGGGGTGGATGGACTACAACGGGTCTGTCGTCATGAAGTGTGGCTCGGCCTTGATCCGTCTGTGGTGCGGTGTGTGCAGGCTCAGGGCCGACTGCATCGCACGGGGCAGACCGGCACCGTGGTGAGGTGGCTACTCCAGTGCCCGGGGACGGTCGATACCGAGTCGGTCATTCCTAGGCTTGACCAGCGGTATGCCGATCTGAAGGTCTCAGGGCTCATCTGAGCGCCTCTCGGGACGCCCCTAGTACTAAGTACTAGGGGCGTCTTTCTGTGCTGCCTACGGGCCTCCTGTGGCTCTCTGCGTGCGGGCATGAGAAAGCCCCCGCCGGGTTTCCGGCGGGGGCTTCAGTGGTGAGTACTCAGCACAGGCAGTCGATCACTTCATCGATCCACAGGACGCTGAGGTCCTGCTCCTCGGCGGTGGCCCGGTCGGGGCAGCCCCGGCTGATGGCCTCATCAATGGCCCGCTCACGGAGACCCACGAGGCGGCCGACGATGACGGCTCGGTCGCCGGCCTTGATGTGGCGGGCACTGGCCTCGATGTCGTGCAGGGCATCGCTACGGTTCAGGTACACGTCCGAGTCGAGGCGGGCGAGGATGGAGGTGATGGAGGCGTGCATGGGATTCCCTTTCGGTTCGGGGATTCGGTTGGACGCCTATAGAGGATCATGCCAGTCAAATTCGTTGGAATCTCGCGGTTGTTGAGTGTTGAACTACTGATTTATAGGCGTTTTTCAGGGCTTTGTAGTACTACACCACGGGGAGAAATCTCGATATGTGGACAGAGAGGTTTGTTCGAAGCTTGAAATATGACGCAGTACCTAGGACCAAGGGCCTAATTGAACTGCTCATTTGTGAGGCGTACGCCTCATTTGACACGGCGCATGCTACAGAATCTCAGTATGTGAACTATACAGAGTGTGTAGTTATGACCCTGAAAGCCTTTCAGCCGGCGATGGAGCGCCCGTATCGGTCTGTGCCTGTCGATTCATAGGTGACTTAGGTCACGTGCGGAAGGGTTGCGTGACGACATGATGTAGGGCAGTATGGAGTCATCAGAGGAACCGAAAAGGAAGGAGTCCCAAGATGCTGACCCTAGGGGAGGCCCAGGAAATTTTCATAGACCAGACGCCCGGCATGGGCGTCGTGCATGTCGCAGGCACGATGGCAACAGACGCAGAGCCCACCTACGTCGAGTACTGGCAGTGCGTTGATCCAAACATTGTTGTGCACTGGTACGACGGCCCAGGGTACCCGGTCATGATCGAAATCGAGGGCTTGACCGGAACGCTCCAGCGCGATATCGTTGGTCCCGAGGACATTGAGTCAGTAGTCGCCTGGCTCGATCAGAACTGAATTCCACTACCCGAGAGGAACCGAACAATGACACTCTCCCACAAGATTCTGGCCTTCGTCATCATCCCCGCCCTGGTAGGTGCGATCATCGGGATTGCTCTGGGGACGGTGCATCACTCGCGGACCGGGGCGACGGAGGTGCAGGACATTGCGCACTGCCTCTCCGACGACGGGGCGCTCCCCGATGGTGAGGATGTGTGCGTCTGGGACCCGGCCGTTGACGGTGACGGCAGCGGCGAGTCCTTCGTCATGACTCGCGTTCAGTACGAGGCCGATCAGGACGCGCGTGAGCACGCAGCTTTCGAGGCGCACGTCATCGGTCAGGACGACGAGAAAATCCGACAGCACGATGCAGAGATGCAGTGAAACGAGCACTATCCGATTCAGTAGCAGCTGAGGACGAGCGCAT